ATGGTAGTTTTTGCATCATGTCGGAAATCACCAGAGGATAAAGCGAAGGGATTAATAAGGGATTATATTATTATTAATGCTAATGATCCGAATAGTTATGAACCTATTGAATTTGAAGCATTAGATAGTATAAAGAGTTGGTATTTTGATGATGATGAATATAAGCGACTTGAATCTTTAAAAAGTGATAACATCATTTTGTTTGATAGTATTCAACCATTATTAGATAGTATAAAAAAGAATTTCAAACCAGAATTAAAGGGTTATATGATGAGGCATAGTTTTAGAGCAAAAAATGGCTTTGGAGCTCTTGTTATTAATAAAAAGGTTTTTAGGTTTGATTTAGGAATTAATGAAGTCGTAAGTTCAGATGATACTTTAGATTAAAATTAATTTTGAAATATAAAAATATTTACGCATTTTTGAAATGCGAATCACGTTGAAAGCAAGTTTCAACATTTATTTTATTTACAATAAAGCATAGGCATACCGGTGAAAGTCCGGAAACTCTTCGAATTTCGACGTGGTTCGCGGTGACCTATGCGCTTTTAATGTTTTCAAATATGCGAACCACGGAAACCAAATCAAAGTCTATCAAGACAATCACCCAATCTTCTCAAATCGAAAGTATCCTGAAATCAATAGAGAGCCTCAAAAGGGTAATGGATCTATTGTGTGATCTTCCAGATTACTTAGTAGCCGAAGAATTCAATTCGGAAATTTTTGATACCATTTGCGAATTATATGCAGTAAATGCATTGATTAAAACCCCTTCATTTTCTAAAGCAGCATAGTCATGGAAAATATCAATGGAGGTTTTGGTTCTAACAAGGTTGGAACTATTAATGTTGAATTGCAAAATGTTCTTGAACAGAGCAGCAAATTCAATGAGCGGTATGGTATGGATATTGAAAACCTATTGGATATCCTACAAAGGCAAATGGATCAACTATACCTTCTCTCTGATCAGATAAAGAACGACAAGCTGCAAGAAGAAACAGTATTTGCTAAAGGCCAGAGCGAAACCCTCATCAAGGTCATAAAAGAAAAAGCCGGATGGGATACCTTTCATAAAATAGGGAACTACTTCCACGATCTAAAAAAAGTTATATAAATTTTACTTATCCATTTGGATAAGAAAAAATAAGTTTATAGCTTTGATTTGTGAAAACGATTGATCATCCACCATAGACAATCATAAAGAAATTTTAAGCCCTTATTGGCGGATCGGAGTGGATGCCGTGAAGCCAGTAAGGGCTTTTTAATTCCATAGATTATGGATAAAGAAAAGTTAATAAACAAAGTTTTTGAATCAGGTTATTTATATGAGTATTCCCGAAATAAATCTTTTTTCTTTCGACATCATAACTATCCAGAGATACTGGTAGACGTTGGGAATTACGGGATTGGAGAAATTTACATTAGCCTATGTATTTTCCCAGATTCAGATATTTCCTTAGAAGACATGATCGCCATAGATTATTATAGGTCTTGCTTTGAATCGATGTTTGGGGAAGCTACTCATTTTAGCTTTTATATTATCCAAAATTATGATAAAATCGAAATTAGCTGTCCTGTAATTGGAGAATTTCCAGATTTCGAGTTTGTATTCTTTGGAGATTTTATTGAGAAATATTTTTTTAATGGGAATGAATTTGAAGATAGATATGAAAGATAAACAACAGATTAACGGATATTCTCTGTCTCGATCATGGTTTGATTTTGCATTTGAAAATAATGACCTTGTGAACCCCAATCACACTGCATTGCTCATGTGGTTTATTGAGCTAAGCAACCGATTAGGATGGCCTAATAAATTCGCTTCTCCTTCTTCACAGGCAATGGCTGCGATAGGTATTAAATCATATAACACATATAAAAGAACTTTTGATAATTTGGTAGATTGGGGGTTCTTAAAGGTTATTCAAGAAAGTAAAAACCAGTGGACTGCATGTGTAATTGCTTTATCAAAATTTGATAAAGCACAGTATAATGCATTAGACAATACACTTGCGAAAACAATCGATCGCTCTGCCAAAATTTACAAAGGCACGGAACAAAGCACGGAACAAAGCACGGAACAAAGCACGGATAGTATAAATAAACCAATAACCAATAACCTTAATAAACCAATAACAGAAGAAAATATTAAAAGAAAAATTGAGGATTTGGGAGAAGAATTTAAACAACCTTCAAAATGGTTGGATAATCTGTCGATGAAAATAACAGGAAGCTTAGAAAAGTCAAGAGCTATGATAGATGAGTTCGTTATTCAAATGATTGGTGAAGGAAAGGAATTAATGGAAAATGACGATGCTCGATCTTACTGCTTTAAGTGGATAAGATATCAATTTAACAACAACAAAAGTATTTCCAAAGAAATAATTGATGATAATCCACCTGTAAGGATTGGTGAGTTCGATGAAGAAAGAATTGGCAAGTGGATGTGGAAAAACAACGATTGGAGGGATACAACGACATTTGCGGAACATCGAAAACAACATTACGGGATAAAATAATGAATGAAAATTTAAAAGGTAAACTGCCACCTCAGGCTATTGATCTGGAAGAGGCTGTACTTGGGGCAATTATTTCAGAGAGTACTGCGATGATGTTCGTTGCTGATATTTTGAATCCCGAAATGTTTTATCGTGAATCCAACAAATTGATCTATCAAGCTTGTCAGGACATTTCAATTTCTGGTGATCCCCTAGATCTCATGACATTGGTAAATCAGCTGAGGAAAAACGGTAATCTGGAAAAGATAGGTGGAGCTTACTACCTTACTCAACTCACGGATCGAGTGGTGAATTCGGTTAATATCGAATACCATGCTAGGATAATTTCACAAAAATTCATGCAGCGTGAACTGATCAAATTGTCGAATATTACGATTCAGGATTGTTATAACGAGACCAAGGATATTTTTGAGATTCTAGACACTTATGAAACCCAAAGAGATAATATCGTTAATCATGTTTCTTCAAAAAAGGAAGTAAGCCAAAACATTGCAGTTACGGAACTGATCAAGGATATTACAAAAAAATCAGAAATGGGGTTTATGGACGTCACTGGAGTCGATACCGGAAATAAGGGATTGAATAGTTTCACAGGAGGTTGGCAAAAATCAAATCTCATAATCATAGCAGCACGTCCAGCAATGGGAAAGACTGCATTCATGCTAAGCAAAGTGATTAATGCCGCCAAAACTGGAAAACCAGTTGGCGTTTTTTCACTAGAGATGGCCAGATCTGAACTTCTGAGCCGAGTGCTATCATCCGAGACTGAAATTTTTCTAGAGAAAATAAAAAATTGTACACTTCAGGATTATGATTGGCAGATAATTCACTCGAAAATGAATGAAATTGAAAACCTTCCGATTTTTTGGGATGACTCAGCAAATCTCTCGATGATTGAACTTAGTGCAAAGGCCAAACGGATGAAAAGACTATACGGAATTGAAATGATAGTTATCGATTATCTTCAGCTATTGACAACAAAGGCAAAGGACAGGTACAATGCAGTGAGCGATATTTCCCGCGGTCTCAAAGTATTGGCGAAAGAGCTTGAAATTCCGGTTATTGCACTTTCACAATTGAGTCGGTCCGTTGAATCAAGGCCAGGTAACAATAAGCGCCCAATGCTTCAGGATCTCCGAGAATCAGGATCCATTGAACAGGATGCAGATATGGTAATTTTCCTGTATAGGCCCGAATATTACGGTTTATTGGAAGATGAGGAAGGCAGACCAACAGCTGGTATGGCAGAGGCTATTATTTCTAAAAACCGATCTGGAAAGACTGGAACTGTTCCTTTCAGGTTCAGGGGAGATATTATGAAATTTAGTGAATGGTCAGATCAGGAGGTTGTTCAGACGAATATGATCACAGATTTTTCTTTTGTTGGAAAACCTCAAGAGTTACCATCAAACAATCTCAACAACCATGCAAATTGGAATTTTCCTTCTGAACAACCAGATGATGCCCCATTTTAATTTTAAACTTATCCATTTGGATAACAAAAAATAAGTTTATAGCTTTGCTTTTATGGATAAAATGGTTTTGAAACTTGTTGAGAAAAATAATCCTCAGATTGATATTGATGGATACAGACAGGCTCTATTGCCATTGCCATTGGATGAATCTCTGATCGATTCTATTTATTCAGAAATTTTGCCTTCATCCAAAAAGCACAATTCGGAGATCCTTTTCACCGCAGTTGTACTTTTGCTTTTCTCTCCAAAAACTATTCTGCTTGGATCTAAATGTTATGATGGAATTGGTGAAATTATTCGAAAAAAATTGAAACTAAGATATCAACAGATGTCTTCGTATCGCATCAAATCAGCTCGTGAAGTATATGAGGTTGATAAGGTTTTCAGGCAACAGGTTGATAATATTGTTGAAAGGAGAAGGGTATGATTGATTCAGGTAAATTGAAGTTAACCGCTAAACAGCAGTTGTTTATAGATAATTATCTTATTCATTTCAATGCTACTAAAGCTGCTATTCAAGCTGGATATAGTGAAAAGACGGCTTATTCGATAGGTAGCGAACTATTGAAAAAACCTGAACTTTCAGCTCTAATTGAATCACGTCTGAAGGAGTCTAGAATGAACTCAGATCAAGTGATGAAGCTAATGTCCGACATTGCCCAATCATCCATGAACGACTACTTTCGGATCGTGGAAAGGGATAGAATTAAACGAGTTACCAAACCTTTGTCACTCCTAATTGAAAGGAAAAAACTAGAGATCAAACGTGCCTACATGTACCTTGACAGAAAGGGGTTCACAGATAAGGAATATGATAATTATGTAGAGAAAAATATTATCCCATTAGAGGATGATATCTTGAGGGCTGAGATCGATTTGGAACTAGATCCGCTTGCAACTTTTGAAGATAGCGAAGTGGAAACTTATGAGACTATTGAACTTGACCTTGTAAAGCTTGCAAAGGATAAGGAAGGTGGAAAGATCAAATCATTTGAGTGGAAAGAATTCGGCCCTAAAGTTGAAATGTATGCTGTTGATGGAATGTTAGATAAGCTGGCTCGCGTCAATGGTATGTACACGGATACACTAGTTGTCGATGATAAAAATAAGATAGATCCTAATTCACTATCTGATGAAACGATTCGAGAATTATTGAATTCTACCAAAAAAACAGAATGAACCAAGTAGACAACATATTATCAAATCTTGATGTTAGACAGCTTCAAGGAATATCCTTCAAACGAGGGATATTTGATTTTATAGTTGAAACTCCTAAGGGTAAACACGAAAAGCAGGAAGAAGCATTAAGGATTCTAACGGACAATGAAACTGAAGAATTCCTATATGGTGGTGCTGCAGGTGGTGCAAAGTCATGGACTGGTTGCTGCTGGCTCATGTTCCAATGCTGGAATTTTCCAGGTACCAGATGGTTCATTGGCCGTGAGGAATTGAAGCGTATAACGGAATCTACTTTAATTACTTTTTTCAAGGTTGCTAATGCATATGGTATCAGAAATGGCATTGATTTCAAATACAATGGACAGAAGAACTTTATCCAGTTTAAAAATGGTAGCCGCATTGATCTATTAGAATTAAAGTTCTTGCCCCGCGATCCTGTTTATGAAAGATTTGGATCCACAGAATATACAGGTGGATGGATAGAGGAAGGTGGTGAGATTGATTTTGGAGCATATGATGTCCTTAAAACACGTATAGGTCGCCAATACAATGAGAAGTTTAACCTAATTGGGAAGCTTTTTATCACATGTAACCCTAAGAAGAATTGGATGTATACAACATTCTATCTTCCAAATAAAAAGGGAAGCCTTCCCAAGATAATGAAGTACTTGGCAGCATTCGTTCAGGATAATCCGCATATTGACAATGGATATCTTGAAAGATTGCAAAGAACTAAGGATAAAGCAAAAAAGGAGCGATTACTGCATGGAAATTGGGAATACGATGATGATCCGAATGCAATGTGTAAATATGATGATATCATGGCCATGTTCACCAATACTCATATCTGGACTAGGTACAATAGCATGGATGAAAAACCAGCTTGGTATATAACAGCTGATATTGCGCGGTTTGGATCTGACAAGGCTAGAATTGGTGTTTGGTGGGGTTGGATACTTATGGAATGTCATTCGTTCGATAAGTCTTCAACTCTAGATATCCAGGCATGTATAAATGCGATGCGTGCAAAATGGAGTATTCCTGCCCATTATTGCATCGCTGATGATGATGGAGTAGGAGGAGGAACAGTCGATGTATGTGGAATTTTAGGCTTTGTTAACAATGCCTCTCCTATAATAACCGATGAAGCCAGGGAAAACGAAAACAGGTTCTATGGCGATAGCAGGGATGATCTTCCACAAAAAGAGAATTACCAGAATCTTCAGACTCAGTGTGCTTATCTCTTGGCAGATGATATTGCTGGTCACCATATTCTTTTGAAATGTATCGATTCTGAATCGGAACAGCAGGAAATTCAAGAAGAATTTTCATGGCTGAAAACATATAAATCTGATGATGAGAACAAACTTAGGATTCTCCCTAAAAAAGAAATCAAGAAAGAAATAGGAAGGTCCCCAGATTGGCGAGACTTGATCTTGATGCGTAAATATTTTGACCTTATCGCAGAGCCTGAAGAAGTCGATGAAACAGTATTTGATTTATTCTAACCCTAACCACTAACAACAAAATGATGGCAAAGAAAAAAGAAAGCAAAGAAGTAATTAAAGAATTGGTACCTAGGGAGGTACTTCCAGTTGTAGTGGAAACATTAGGAGCGTTGGCTAAGCCTACGTATAGTGATTCTCATAAAGAATATGATGTTAAACAACATGATGTATTCAATGAATCTGAGGATAAAAGGCCGAGAAGAAAAAGACGTGTCGCTGTTAAAGATTCAAATGGAGTCCAATTAACAAAAGAAGATCCAAATTCAAAAAATATAGTACCTGTTACCAAGCTTGAAAGGATCCAAGTTAATAGGATTGGTGTTCCACTTCAAAAACTAATAGTAAAGCGTCGGGTTGCATTTATGAACGTTGGTAAGATTCAACTGGAAGCGAATGTTACCACACCGGATGAACAGCGTCTTTATGATATGGTCAAAAAGATTCGTGAGGATAACAAGATAGAATTCATTGAAAAAGAAGTTGCTAGAAGGTTACTTTCTGAGCTTCAGGTTGCAAAACTTTGGTACTCGGAACCTGTAAATAAAAATGAATATTGGGGTGATTTAGTAAAGAATGGGGGAAATTTCAGATTAAGGTGCAAGATACTTTCTCCTGAACTTGGAGATAAACTCCTGCCAGTATTTGATGATTTTGGCAACCTTCTCTATTTTGGTAGGCAATATAAATCTAAGCGTTCATTTACGGAGTTGATTTCAAATCCTCAAGAACTTATTAATGGATTTTCAACAAATGAAGATGAAAGATTTGACGTGTATTCTTCTACTCACATTTATAAGTTCCGTAAAGCTAGGGAAGGAGAAACTTTTGTTTCAACACCAAATAATAATGGGTGGATCATTGAATCTGTAAAGACACATTCATATGGGAAGCTCCCGATCATCTATTATTCAAAACTCGCACCTCCCTGGGCAGATCTTCAGTCTGCGATCAACCGCGTGGAAACTTTATTGTCAGATGTTGGGGAAACCAATATCTATCATGCATCACCTGTATTTGCTATGTTCGGAGATGCTGGAGCAATAATGTTGGAAAGGGGTGATCAAGGTAAGGCGATTCAAATCAAAGGTAAAGATGGTGATGCCAGGTATATTACTTGGGATCAGGCCACTGATGCCATAAAACTTGAATTTGATTCTTTAATGAAAGTTATTTTCGATTGTTCTCAAACGCCACAGATGTCTATGGAAGATTTGAAGGGTTTGGGCGCATTATCTGGAGTTGCATGGGATCGTGTATTCATGGATGCGCATCTTGCTGCACGTGATGAAATAGATGGTGAATATGGAATTGGAACAAAGAGAGATATCAATTTCATTAAAACAGCTTGTGGAGTAATTGATGTTTCCTTATCTACAGTTTCCAAGTCTTTTAGTATAGGTTTTGATATTCCACTATACAGGATCAATGATGATGGAGAAACACTTGATGTCTTGGTCAAAGCAAAGAACAACGATTTGTTAAGCCAGAAAACAGCTGTTGAGTATTCTCCATTAACCAAGAATTCTGATGATGAAATCGCTCAAATCAATAAAGAGAAAGCTGAAAAGGCAGCATTAGAAGCTGATAAGAAAGAAAATGATAGGATTTAATTTTAAAATATCATTAGTATCAATTAGTCGAGTTTAAAAAGCAGGGACACCGTTAAGAAATTTTAAGTTTAATTCCCTTTTTAAATTCATTAACTGAGAAAATTAATTCATTGTCAATAAATATATATATATTGTATTTTTGGCCCTCAAAATAATATGAAAGATCCAGAAATTCGACAAGTATTTAAAAATATTGAATTAAAAAAATACTTAAATGATTCTAACTGTAAGGTAATTGACGAATTAGATTTATCAGTTGCGAAAGCTCGCATTGATATTGCAGTTTTAAATGGTTCAATGTATGGTTATGAAATTAAAAGTGCTTCAGATACATTAAATAGGCTCCAATCTCAAGTGGATGCATACTCAAAAATTTTTGATTACTTATCAATAATTACAGAAGAAAAGTATATTAAAAAGATACAATCAACAATTCCTAATTGGATTGGAATATATTTATGTGAAGAAGAATCTAATAAATGTACAATAAAGCGGATCCGGGCCCCAAAGAAAAATAAATTAAAAGAAGGATTTTATTTAGCAAAATTACTTTGGAGAGAAGAGTTGATTGATTGCTTAAATATTTATAATATTCCTTTCAATAAAAAAGATAGAAATTGGATACTTTGTGAAATTATATCTAATAACCTTAATATAGATACTCTCTCTGATTATGTAAGAGAGAGTATTAAATTAAGGTCAAAGTGGAGGTATGAAATTATAACAACCCCTCAATGAGTGTAATATGGTGATTTTGGCTAATCTCAACCCATGATGTTGAATTACCCGGTTTCTTCTTTTTTGTATTACTTATTTGAGAAGCTATCTCATTTATGCGATAATCTCCCCATGAGAAGCCAGAACCTGGATAATTATTTGATTTTATTAATAGGTTTGCATAATTAATGTATTGACCATTACCATCCTTATGATTGCTTGACTTCTCCCCTCTATAGATGATAAAATAATTTTCAGTCGAATACTTTATGCTACAGGTTCCCAAAAAATTTGATTCTTCAAAAATTGGATGTTTTGTGCCGTAATCGGAGTATTTTAGCGAAATGTTTAATCCTAAGTTTGAGGTTATTTCATTCCATAATAACCATTCATATCTTTTAAGAAGATGGGGAGCATCTTGAGATACAAATGGAGTTAGATTTTTTGGAAATGATCCTGATGAAATAATTATTTCATGATACTCAGTGGAATTTAAAAGGTTCTGTATCTTATTTTTTGCAAAATTCGCATAAATAGGATATGTTCCCAATGAAACTATCCCGAAGTCTAATAGTAAAAGTATGCTTTTAGTACTTAAATTTGTTTTAATGATAAATTCATCAATTATATTTTGAATTTTATTTAAATCACCATTTTCAAAAATTAGCCTGATTGCTAACTTTTTTACTTTATTAGAAGTTAATAAACTACAAATTTCATTAATTATTTTAGGACTACTATAAGAAGATACTACAGGAATTACATTTACATCAACTAATAATAATGGGTCAATTAACCCAAATATTGAGTAATTTGTAATAGAATCACAGTGGGTAAAATCAAATAATATTTGATTATTAGGGAAAGTCCAGTTTTCGGAACAGAAATTAATTATTTTTTCCTCACTGTTTTGAAGAACATTTAAAATGGGTGAAATATTATCTTTTACTTTATCTGAAAGATTTTTTAGGGCGTTTAATTCCCCTGCTTTTGAGAGCAGGAGGGGGAAATACTTTTTCATATTTAAATAATTGGTCTTTTCAAATATGTTGAAAATTTGTGTTATTACAAAATATCTTGTAATTAAGTCAGATACATAAATATTTTATTATCCAAAAGGATAACTAAGTATAATTTTGTGATATTATGTTTTAACGAGGTGTAGACGAAATAGCTATTCGGATTCAACTCAATTATACTAAACAATATGTCACTAAAATCAAAAATCATTTCCAAACTAAAAGAAAAGGCTAAATCACTAAAGATTAACCTTTCTAATGTCAGAATCAACGGACTAGCGGACAAGTTGGACTCAATAGTGGACAACGAAGACGATATCGACGGTGAAATAGACAAACTCGATTCAATCCTATCATTTAAAGAATTGGCGACTTTGGACAATGCCAAAAGGAATGCGGACAGACTTGCTGCAGAGCAAGAAGATGAAAATGAGGACCAAGAAGATGATGAGCCTGAAACGCAACCTAATGAGCAGCCGGACAAGAAGAAGAACAAGGGTTCAGAAACCAATAAAGATGAAATGCCTCCTTGGTTCAAAGCTCATGTCGAAAACCAAAACAAAATTATTGAAGGGTTGACAACTCAGTTAACAAATTTCCAAAAACAGGATACTGCTAAATCTCGCAGAGAATTGCTTGAAGGTAAGATCAAGGATGCTCCTGAAAAATTCAAATCACGTACGCTTAGGGACTTTGATCGACTTAAAATTGAAAGCGATGTAGAATTCAATGAATACCTAGCGGACATTGAACAGGATGTTGCTGATGAAATCCAGTTTGCAGCTGATTCAGGTCTTGGAATTGATTCTCCCACTGGAGGTATTGGTGGCCAAAAATTGAAGGATGATGAGGTATCTCCTGCAATGAAACAATTAGTTGAACAGCGTAAAGCCGAAGCAGCTGCTAAGGCTAATGCATAATAATTTATTTAAATGGGATTACAAGGAGTAAAAAGAACAGGTACCCAGGGTTTTCAAAAGGTAGTATTTGAAAACGTTGTAGATACCCTTCCTGGAGGTTTGATCCTAGATGTTGATAAAACAGATTATCCTGATGGATACGTTCCAGAAGCGTCTTTAGTTGGCAGAAATGCAACAACAGGAGTTGGGGAAGTTTTATCAGCAACTGATGGAGCAATAAAACCAATTGGATTAACTCACCGAGCATCTGAGGTATCTGATGGTAACACATATGCTAATGGTGTAGTGATTAGTGGTACGGTTAGGATTAAGGCACTACCTATAGCTTTACAAGCTATTGTTGAGGACTTAAAGACAGCATTACCGAGAATCACTTTTGTTTAATTAACAGAATTTTAAAAAGATCATATTCATATAAGAAATGATAAATATTCAAGAATTAGTACCTGAGTTCCGCCGAGCTGACGCACAGGCCTATGTTGAGACGTTTCCATTCGATACGTTGCAATATCAGTCTGTGTTCCCATTGCTTTATCAACCTACATTGAGTTGGAAAGCCATTGAGGCTCAATTTGGGGCAAAGGTTATGGCCGCTGTTACCGACTTCAACAGCCGTGCACCACGCTTTGGGAGAAATCTTCCAACCAAGATCGAGGGTGATATTCCAAAATTGGAAATTGCGAGAGATAAGGTCGAAACTGATTTCAATACTTTAAGAGAATTGGAAGATGCAGTGAGACGTTTACCAGCAGGTCAGACCCGGAGAGAAGCCGCTCAGAGAGTAATTGATTGGCATTATGAAGATCAGGTTTTTGTACGTAATGGTATTGAGGCCCGAAATGAATGGTTGGCAAAAAGGATTGCTTCAACTGGAAAGTATAAACTTACTCAGGTAAATAATGAGCAAGGTATTCAAACAGTAAATGATGTTGATTTTGCTATTCCAGCAGGAAACTTTGTAAATGCTCCAAAGAACTGGACTGATCCAACCGCGGACATCATCAAGGATATCAAGGAAATGAAAGCACGATTTAAAGCTGCTAAACTTCCTTATCCAAAATATATGTGGTGTGAGGAGGATACAATTTCATTGGTTGGAATGAATGCAAGTGTACAGAAGTTCACGGCTACCTATGTTCAAAATGCTTTGAACCTTCAACAAGAACCTGGTTTAGAAGAAATCAACCGAGCTCTAAAATCAAAGGGATTGCCAATCTTTAAAGTTTGGGAATCTGCTATGGTCCAAGAATCTAAGGATGGTACCCAAACAGTGGTTAGCGGATGGGAGCTAGGAAACGTTACATTCTCAGTAACAGAGCAATTGGGAAATACCCAATATACTCTTTCCGCTGATGAATACGTAAAAGCTGGAGTAGCGCAAAAAACAAAGTCAGGTATTGTATTGATCAAAACTTGGGGTATCGAAGATCCTATCACAGTAGTAACAAAAGGAACTTCTTATGATACTCCGGTATTGAACAATGCTAAATCAACTTTCATTCTAAAAACAATTTTACCGGGTGGATAATGGGAACAGAAAATAAAATCGAGAAAGCTGGAGCTACAACTCCAGCTACTCCTTCTAAAGTAGAAGAAACTCAAGTCTCAAAGAATCAAGGGTCTAAAGTAGATGATTCAATCCATGCAATGATCGAGTCTTTGAAAGGTAAGGTTTCAGAACATGAAGCCACAATTGCTTCAAAAGATGCAGAGATCGAGTCTTTGAAAGATTCCATCAAGAAACTTGAGACTAAATCAAGTAGATCGAAAGGCAAAAAGGAAAATCGTTTCATTGTAGTAAACTCATTTCGTAGCAATGTTAAGGCTGAAAAGGAAAAGATTTACAATATCGATGAAGATGTCAGTGACCTTGATGCTGATCGTTTGGAAAACCTTGTTGAACGCGGATTAGTTAAGAAAATCTAGACATGATTATAAGAGAAGCCCTGAAGGCAAAGGTTTCAATCCCTGCAAAACAGAATACTATTGATCTAATACTTACCGAAAACGGTTTAGTGCCAGAAGCAGAGTATAATCCAGCTGATGAAACAGCCCGCAGGAATATGGACCTTTCGCAAGCAGGGCTTATTCTTTGGATCTGTACCAACCCAAAATCTGTGAAGGAACTTGATTACCAGATAACTCAACAAAATATTTCTGATCTACTTAGATTAAGAGCAGGTATTCTAAAGAGATGGGGAGTGAATGATGAGTTTGCAGATGAAGGTCCAACGATAGAAATAATATCAGAATTATGGTAGGGGAACAATATCCAGATAAGTTTAAATTTCAGGATCACCAAGGTAATGAAAGGTCATTTGATTGTCGGTTCAGACCAGTTAAGGGAACCGTGTTCTTAAAAAAACAAGATGGTACTGAAATCCAATGCTCATTTGATATTGCCTTTCCGGTTGATACTCCTTCGATTCCTTTGGGAATATTGTTCAATGGTGAAAATGAAAGAGGGGAGACGTTTGTAAATGACCAGGAATTATTGGCATTTCATGTAGGAGCTTATAACTGTCAGGGGAGGTGTTAGTATGAAAATTGGTTTTGAGATTACCACTGATATGAAATCGCTTTCAGTCGCAATTGAAAAGGAAATTGAAAATCAGACTATTCAGCACCTTTCAAAGATACTCAATAGAGCAATTGAATTGGTTCGGACAAAGATGTTGAATAAATCATACCAAGATCATACCGGAAATCTAAATAGCTCAACCGGATTCATAATCTATAAGGATGGTAAGGTTGTTCATAAGGATTTTAGAGAAAGTGCAATTGGAACTGATAAGGCTACTGGTTTGAAGGAAGGTCTAAATGTAGCATTGAGCGTATTAAGGGGATCTAAAGGTTGGGGAGTTGTATTTGCCTCAGGTATGGAATATGCAAGTTGGGTAGAAAGTCGTGGTTTTGAGGTGCTTAGGGGAACTCAGGGAAATATAGATGTGCTTCTTAAAGAAGCCTTCGAAGAATTTGAAACGATTGAATAATGGATCTTAAATTAAAGACAGCAGGTCAATCACTTGATGATGTGATAAATATTTTGGAATTGGCTGATGTAGTGACAAATGTTTGTTTAACTGGATCTATTCGAAAATATGTTCGAGTATTAAATTCTAAAAAGGAAGATATAGTTTTAAATTGTTCAGCTTCTTCTGCTGAACAGATTACAAAAAATTATATCAATGTGAACATTCATGTTCCCAATCTAGTGAACCAACCAGGGGGTACTCCAAATTCAATTGACAATACTCAACCAAATTCAGTTAGGATGAATGAAATCGTCGACCATGTTTGTGAAGTGTTAGATGGATATCATGGCTATGACTTTTTTCTGAATCTAGAAACTGCAGGTGATCTTATTCCAGATGGAGATAATTGGTATATGAACATAGGGATATGGTATAACTATTTACGTAAGGAAAAATAAACAGAATATTTACGGCGAAATCGCCAAAATTAAAATAAAAATGGCAGCAGTAACAGGTGTAAAAAGTATTGAGTTTGCATTGATGGCCGCTAATGGTGCAATGCCGACTACTGGTTGGTTAAAGGTTGATGACCTGGAAATGGGAAGTGTCAATATCAATATTCCACCATTAGAAAAGGTAAGAATCAGAGTTGAAGATAAATCAGGTGTTCGTTGGGTATTACCTGGGGAAACTGATCCAGCTAGTTTGGTAGGAAACTCGTTGAACTTAAAAATTGATAATGCAAATTTATTGTTCAAGGGAGAGATCACCACAGGTGCAACTGAATTTAAGGCTTCAACACAAGATCAAATCTACTATTTAGCAGTAAGATTAACTTCAAACCCTTTTGAAGGAAAACAAATGATTTGGGAAGCACCAGCTTTGGCTATGTCAGCTGGATTTACAAATCCATTTACCAAAGATGGTTTTGTGGCACTGAATTTTGCAGGAGAAGCAACAACTCCAGTTGATGCAACTGGAAACGCTGTGTCACCTTGGGGTTACAAATTTGTCGATGTAACATTACCAGAAGGATAGTTCGTAATCATATAGCCCGAAAGCCGAAGGTTAGGCGGTTAGTAGGGCTTTTATTCCTAACCGAAATGAATACAGAAAATATTAAAAAAGAATTGGTTGCAACCCTTGTAGACCAAAAAGAACTTATTAAGGTACTAAAGGTACCGCATCATTATAATAATTGGTTTACCAGATTTTTGTCCTCCATTAAGGTATTACCAAAATTCAAATCAAAGAAAATCTATCTTTCTGATCCGAAGCCAGGAACAATAGTGAAGTTACTAGGAGAGCTAATTGATTTAAAAATAAGCAAAACAATGAATGACCTTGAGATTTATGAAATGATCAAGATAAACATTCCAATATTCATTAATTTCTTAGCAATTTCTTTCCACAATAAAAAGGGTAATCCTCCTGCATGGTTAATTGATGGCATTAGTTATCAATTTGAAAAATCAGAAATCCAGAAATATTCATTAGAGGTCTACCGGAGGTTGGATCTTCAAACTTTTTTCGGTATTACGGGATCGATGGTAAATCTAAATCAGATGGTAGGAAGTATCCTGGAAGGGGAAGCGCACACGACATCATCGGAAACAGCTGTAAGTACTATGGATGGACCGAAGAGTACGTTAAGTGGAAAATAAGCTGGAGAAATTTGATGATGTATAATGCTATGATTCCTGATTTGGATGATCAATCTTCCAGTGGACCTTCAAATAATTCCACTGTAAGTAAATCCCTTGGTGCTAATCAAGAGATATCTTTGTTTGAAATTGGTAGAAGGCTTGATCAAGGATTAGGAGTTTAATTATGGGAAAATGGGGGAGACCTGGACAGGGAAAGTCAATTATCCATGAAATCGTTAAGAAAAACTATGTTTTGATTGATAATGTATATTATCCTCCAAGTTCTCCAAAGATCATAAATTCGGTTTCACCAAAAAATAAAAGATCCAAAATCATTAGAACTGGATGGACCGATGACTCTAGGAATATCAAGAACAAGGAAAAGCATAAAGATGCTTTCATAAGATTTATAGAAATGGAACTCGGTTTAGAAGTATGGCCAGAGTTCCATTTCTCTATTGAAAGAAATTACCGTTTGGATTATGCTATTCCTGAATTCAAAATAGCAATTGAAGTTGATGGTGGGATCTGGATGAAAGGGAATAGTGGACATAGCTCAGGAAAGGGGATAAAACGAGATATGGATAAAGGAAATCTTTTGCAGCTCTATGGATGGAAAACAATACGAATTGAACCTAATGAGATTGTATCTGATAAAGTTTTAGAATCTATTAAAACTCTTATGAATAATTCAAAAGTTTAATTTTTGATTTGTTATCTATACCTTTGCTTTCAAACCAATGTATTTTCTTGTATGAGGTATTTTATCTTATGTTTCTTGATTTCGATTTCATCTTTATGCTTAGGCCAGAAGGTGAGTTATATCCATCCAGTTTATGTATCTATTAACGGTGAGGCACCCCTTAAACACTCTTATGATTTCGGTGATGTGGTAATTCATTTAAAAAAAATGGATATTAATACTATCTATGCTGATATCACCAACAATACCAAATCTGAAATTACCTATCTGCCAAAGGAAAGTTATAATGTGACTATGGGTAAAACAAGTCAATTATATTCTGCAACTAAAGAAGATGAACAGAAATATTTGCATGGTAAAATAATAATTGCTCCCAATTCAACAATTACAGAATGGTTTTCGCCTTCAAATATGTTTGATATTAACTATGCTAAAAGGGAATTTAAACAACATGGTGAGCCATTAAAAAGTCAGATTATCGTAGCCTTTGATATTAATGGAGAAATCAGGAAATTCAATTTTAATATCGAAACTTATCCTAAGAAGTCAAAAGAAATGGACATCCAAAATTAATTACGGTTACCCGTAAAATCAACTATTTATTAACGTAGTTTTTTCAAAAAAATCAATTATTGGATTATGAGAAATCCTTTTCATGAAAAAGTATTTGGCCTTCTTCTTATTTGTTTACTATTTATTCTAATCAAGTCGATTTGGCTAGATAGAATTGAAGAATTTATTTCTTGGGGCAGTGAGGTTGGAGATGTGGTTTTTCAGCTAGCTTTAGCTTACGTAGGAGGATATATTTTTTACTATATTGCTAATTTAGAGGAAAATAAAAAAGATGAAAAAAAGAACTTGATTATCAACAAGAAAAAAGTTGAGCTCCTAATTTTCCATATTGAGATTTTTATTTACTCATATTTCGTATTCTCAGGTAATAAAGAATCTGTTAAAACAAGCAATGATTTAATCGATAAAAACATCGAAAATCTTAACCTAGTTATCAACACATGGGATGAAAACGAGTTATATAAAATTAGCGAATATGTTGGTGAAGATATTGTTAAGAAAAATGCCATTTATTTTGATCAATTTATTCAAAATGCTAATAGTCTTCAAAATATTATTGAGAAATGTGTCGATGGATACGTAATGATGCCAATAACCCTTATTGAGGTAATAGAATCATTGGATGACGAGAGTAATATTTTTGATTTGCTTAAAAGAATTAAGGGGCTGAAAAAATATTTAAAATATAGTAGTAATAACGGTGACAGTACATATGGGATTTTTCCAAAAGACAATCAGGATATTAGAAAAGAAGTTACTATATTAAGATCACACCTTATTATTTTAAAAAGTTATTTTAGGAAAGAATTTAAAGACGATTACAATGTTCTATTTAAGGTGGAGGATTTTATTTGGAGACCAGAATATAACTTAAACTTGATCAACAAAAAAGCTCAATCTTGAGCATGAATGCAGACAGCTCAGTTTGCATTGTACGAATAATTCGCAGTTTCTAGGAGGTCTAAGAAAGGAGCATGTATACATCCATATTGAATACCTTGACAATCGTCAAGAAGAGTATTCTTTTCATCCGGAATATGATCTACATTTACACGGTTTTTTATGACGTGGTGTAATAGAGGGTTTTAATAATTACGTCTTAAATACTTTGCTATTAATTTATTAAAATCTTCTTGTACCGTTGAACTGTCTAAATCAAAATCAATAATTTCATCAAACATTTTTTCACATTTCGCAAAAACAAATGGGTCTGTCTTTTTTAACCATATCAAATCTTTAATACGATCTACTCCCATGTATTCTTCGTTTTTTAATGTCCAATATGCATAAGTTAAAAATAATTCAATTATTGGTTTTGGTTGTGCTGCAGATATATCTGAATACAATTTTTTAAGTGTATTTAAATTATATTCTGAATTATTATAATCCATAGTAAACTCATGATTACTATATCCTAACTCAATAAAATCATCAAAAAACAATACATGTTCGACACAATTACATATTGTTGATGTCATAAACTCAACAAATTTATTTAATGTCAATTCAAAATAATCGAAAGTATTAAGCCCTAATGACCTTAGTTTTAAATGAAGAAGCTCATGTGTGAATAGTGCTGGCACAAAATTTTTAGTTACGTGTATATGTACTTCTTCACTTCCTGTAACATAATTTAACCGGTATACATTATAGTTTGGAATTACCATAATATCATAAATTGGATTTAACTCTTTCCAAAGTGTATGGTTCTTATCATCGATTAAGGATGATTCAACAATAGATTTTTTTACTACATTCATTTGTATTGGTTTGGTACTCAAATATAATTATTAACTTGGTTAGACCAAATTGATTATAAATTATGGCATTAAGGTGGTTTATATTGATGATGATAAATGGATATTTACGATTCATCATTTTAATTTCAGTTATTGCTTTAATATTATTAAGCTTAATTTTTAATGAAGAAGCAGATCAATATAGAATATTGTCTTATTACCTACTAATAGCGTATTTTGTATTGTTGATTATAGATAATATTATAGTAGCCAAGCATTATGAAAAAACAAAAGAAATGTTTTTACCAAGGAATTATTTATACTCGAACTCATTACTTAATTGTATTGTAATATTCGGACTAATTATGGGGATGGCGCAGCAAAAGAATTTTATAATTATTTGGGGAATATACTTAGGGTATTATGCATTAAATGGTCTTATTTTTTCAATGATAACCAATATCCCCTTTAAAATGACTTCCGGTGGATGGAGACGATCAAGGATGAGAAGATAGAATATTTATACACTTCTGATACAAGGTGGATTGATCCTTACACATCCCAGTGTAGGGATTTTTTAAGTTAAAAAATTGAATAATCCTGTAAATTCGCGTAAATAACTGAAAACATTACAATTTTATGACAATCATTTTAAAGCGTTTTAAGCCGTTTTAAGCGGTTGTACCACACGAACATACATATATATTATATAACATCTTAACAAGTCTAACATAAGTGTAAATAGCGTAAAAAGGAGAAGAGATAAAAAGCATACGAAAAGTGTATGAAAGTGTACAAATGTTTTAGAAATATTATACTACGTTATCATTTGTATGGTTATAAATATATAACTAAGTTTGATTAGGATGTGAGTGTGTTTACTAAATAAATACCATTATCCAAAATTATTTTGACAGGAGTTTTACACAGGTAAATTAAACATATTGTGTAATTTTTAGTTTAAATAATGATTATCAATAAATGTATAATAAAACTTCTATGAGCAAAACAGTTGAAAATGAAAATTTTGTTGTAGCAACAAAAGAAGGTCGTCTTTATATTAAAACTTCTGATTTCTTTAAACAAGCTAAAATTAGGGAGACAATTGAAAAATTAAAAAACTCTAAAGTAGTTAGAGAAATTGATGAAAAAAACAAGCTTGCGGGCACCTAATGATATTTAACCTTTTAGTCCTGCCTCTCGCTGCGGGATATTATATTTTAACTAAATCATTTTATTTTAAGTTTGTAACACAAAGGCTTGATAGACAGAGGCTCTTTTTTGAGACTGTTATTTGTGCAGTATTTATTCTAATAGGCGCCTTTTTATTGAAGTCATTCATTTATGATCAATTTTTTACAAATGAATTTCAACATTCATTTAAGAAATTAAACCCCCTTCGAACAACACCACATTCAGGGATGGTAGGAATAAGCTTTTTACTGACCGTTGCATTAACTCATTTAACAAATTTGTTAGCTAATAACAAGAAGGAAATAAATAAGGCTATTAAACTTATCGGAAATGAATTTGAGTTAATGGCTTCGAAATCGTTTAATGAAAAAAGACTGGTGTTATTAACGCTTAAAAATGATAAGTTCTATATAGGATGGGTTAAAGAACTTCCGATTCCATCATATTCTAATTATTTAAGAATAATACCTTTATTTAGTGGGTATAGAGATGATGAAAAGAAATTGGAGTTCACTTCTCATTATTTTAAAGCTTATGAAAAGCTGATTCATGATGAAAATAAACTTGAGGACACGCACTTAAATATTGATGTTGTTATGCCAATCAGCGAAGTTATTACAATTTCGTTTTATGACCAGGATATATACGACGCACTTAATTAAACAACCCCTCCATCCCGAGGGGATTTTTGTTTTGTAATCTTCTAAAATATGTTGGGAGCATTTATAATCATTATGGTTAATTTTCAATTATAAATCCAACAATCAATATTTCTTTTTATCTTGTTTTAACCAAATCAATTATACATGAAAAAGCAAATATTAACCATTATTGGCACCATGGCCATAAACCTATCTTTTTGTCAAACTGATACTCAGATGGATACCTCATCAAATTTCCCGCTTTACCCAAACTCAACTAACGAATATAGAGTCACGGGGTTTAATACAAATTTTGTTATACCTACAGTAAGGGTGAACTTTCACAATGATATTGATAATTCAACAGGTCGAGTTTCAGCATTTAATTCCATTGGGGCAGGATTTAGTTTTGGTGGTGGCAGATTAATTGTTTCAACAGATTCAACCAATAGAGTAATTTCAAAAAAATTCAAAAATACATTTTCAATTCAAACAGGATTTCTTTTTTCTATTTCAAACAATACTCCAGATGGCAGTAGTAATAGTATTTTCGCTCCCGTTATAGGAATTAATTTTCTAAATTTCAACTTGTCAACGGGTATTGAACTCGGAGAAAGGTCGGTTAACCAGAAGAAAGGATTCGTGACGTTATCATATAATCTACCTATTTCTGCGATATTACCTAATACGTACTGGATTTGGGCAAAAAACAAAAAGCCTATTAAATATTCTTTAGATAAAGATTAATATCAGCCCCTTCCTTAACAGGTAGGGGTTTTTTTACCCAATTTCTGCTCGCATATTGCCAATTATTGCACCAAGGTCTCCTTCAACATGGTCATAATGCATATGATCTTTATGACCATGGCCAATATATGCTTTTATTTCAGGGAATCTCTCGATGTAATTCTGAATTTCTTTTGCAGCAGCCTCTAGGTTGCCAAAAGCCACACCGCTGGATTTTATCGTGCCATTATTATATCTGTTTGTCTCACCTTCAATTGATTTATATATTGCTTCAAGACTCACTATATGGGATTTTAATTTTTCTCGTTTTTCCATAATCAAATATACCCAATTTTATCTGTCCTGGATCTTCTCCATCTCAATCCTGTCATAATTACCGTGGGATTTCTTACAAGGTTGTGGATCATCTTCTCGCAACCTAATAGGAATGCGGAAAGGAATAGAAGTATTAGTATTCTTTTCATTTCGTTAAACATGTTTGGTTAAAAAAATTATTGAAATATTTCATTATAAAAAATCCCTCCATTGCTTGGGAACAAGGAGGGATCACCAACTAATTATTAAATCACTTATAGGATTCTTAATTAATTTCAGCATCGCTGGTAAATAGGTACATGAAAAGAAACCTTGGTTAAGCATTTATAACCCCTTATTGCATTAGTAATTTGCTCAACCTAACTCGTAGGTAATGCTGTAATTATTTTAATTAAGCAGGAATAAAGAACGATTATAACCAAATCCTGCTTGTGGTTGTATTTCTTTTAAAAAGCCCCAATCCTAGACTGGGGCTTGCGGGCATCTATTTCCGCTTTTCTATTACTTAAGTACAGGCCGTAAGATTCGAACTCACATCTAACGGGTTTGGAATCCGTCGCTTTACCGTTAAGCTAGACCTATAAATAAAGGTGTCGAATTCGACACCTTTATTAAATTCTTATTCCATGCACCTATAACATTCTAATTGTAGGTGGATCGTTAGCACTGGGCTTGATATCGGAAATATATCCGTTGATCAAATCATCTTCAGACAATACCGTTACCATTTTGCTATACTTTGGAGAAACATCTGGAGTGATACCATCACAGATCAGGTCAAAGTGCGGGACCTTCTCAAAGTCTTTTTTAAGCTCAATGGATGCATTCTTGTCAAAGGATGCGTAAACCGTGCCAACCATCATAACGGAAAATAAACCGATCATCGCAATTGCTACAAATCTTTTCATTTCGCAAATGGTTAATTGAGTTAATAAATTAATGAACTATTCGCTGTCTATCCAGCTGTCTTAAATTCTTTGAGGTCCTTTGCTGCTAATTCTTTATTTCATAATCTGAAAACCATTAGTGCTATAATTTTACGATCAACCTCCACTAACCGAGAACTATCAACTTTTTTCAAGAGTATCAGCATTGCTATATATCGCCTTCTTTCAGATCATTACTTTAAAGAACCAAGAACCTCGCTCTCTATTGCGTTCGTGGAGCGCCCTGGATTCGAACCAGTGTTTCATGAAAACCCCTTTTGCCTCAATTTTCATACGTCCTAACCTTTAGACGATCACCCAGTCACACTTTTTTGTTGTCGTACAAAAAACGGATCTTCTGATAAAAAAACGGAAACCTTCCAACCTTTAACGTGTTTTGCAGTTTCAAACGATTTACACGAACTCTCTGGTTAGTTACCCCTCATTTTCTACTCCATTTTAAACTCGGACAGAAAATAATAAACAGCTTACAGTGGTGGAGAAGGATGGATTCGAACCATCGACTTGAAATCTGTTTCACTCTAGCTAGAAAACCGCTCTATCCACTGAGCTACTTCCCCAAAATAATGCTGGCTATCTCACGACCGTCAGCACCAAACCAATTATAAACCTAAATTATGAACGATTTAAAAAGCCGTCTTTCCGGCTGTCACTATTGTATTTTCATCCTTCTGAGCAAATTGTTTTTGCCCGCGATAACCTTAAGATGTTTAGGAGCTGCTCTATCCGCCTACAACAGCCATCACATAATGCGGAGTGATATATTTATAAGCAAGGGCTGGATTCGAACCTGCATGAGTTTTTGTTAATGGAGAATATTACCCTGTGCTCGCAAGCATATAGCTCAATCTCCCTAGGGTGCGTCTACCAATTCCGCCACCTTGCTATTTCTTACCCTCAACCAACTACATGTTGTTAATCTTCTCGAAAATTGAGGTAATTATATTTCAATGAACATTTTTTGTAGTGACTCAATCACTTGATGAAACAAACTTAAAGTATTATAATAACTTATCCAAATAGATTATAAAATATTTTGTATTTGACTGTATTACATAATATTAAAAATATTATAAAATTTATATCAAAGTACCTTTGAAACTATATGGCAGAGGTAAAATTCAAGTTTGTTGGAGATGATAGTGAGTTAAGAAAAAAACTTGCTGATTTAGCAAAATTGAGGGCTGAAATGTCCGACAAGTTTGCTAAAGATTTTGCTAGTTCAATGACTTCTGGGCTTTCAAAAACTATGGATGAAACTGCCAAACAGTTTTCCAAGGTCACAAAAGAAGCCGATTTACTTAATAAGGTTTCAAATAATAGCACAAATGCGCAGGGCAAACTTCGCCAGATAGAAGCGATTGCTCAATTAAGAATTGAATTACAAAAGGAACGTGAGGAACAGAAACTTTTAAAAAAACTATATGATGAAGGGAAGATTTCTCTGGAACAATATAGAAAAGAGGTAGGAAAGTTTATTAAATCAGAACAAGAACGTTCCAAAGCCATAAGGGAAGGTAAAAAGCAACTTTCCGAAAATGGAGAATATCAGAAACTTAATCGAGCGTTAGCCAATGTCAGAAAAGAAAGCAAGGATCTTCTCGCAGAGATGTTCAGGATGGAACGCCAAGGTTACAAGAATACTTTGGGTTATGAGAAACTTAGGGAAAAAGCAGACGCGCTTACCAAACAAACACAATTCTTAGATAAAGGGATTAAAAAAATTGATGCATCATTAGGACTTCACCAACGTAATGTAGGTAACTATACTGATGCAGTTGAAAATGTCATACCAGTTGTTGCTAGGGTCAATTCTCAATTGTCAGCATTTGGGTTAACGTTAGATGATTTGGCCAAAAAACCAGGTGCATTAAAGGAGTTGGGAGCCGCTTTTGTTGGAATGGGAAAGAACATTCTAACTTTTTTAACTAGTCCAATTGGAGCTTTGTTAGCTGGATTGGGAACCTTGTTTGCCTTATTCCAATCAAATAAACAAACTGTCATTGATTTTGATAGTGGTATGAAAAACGTAGGTAAAACTACGGGTTTGGCAGGTAAGGAACTTTCTTTATTTGGAAATGCAATAGTTGAGCTTTCTGCAAAATTACAAGTAGTTTCTGCGGATAAACTGCTGGAATATGCAACTGTTGCTGGTCAATTAGGAGTAAAGGGTAGGGCAGATATATTAGCTTTTTCTGAAGCATTGGCCATGCTGGAAACCGCATCTGATATCACTGGAGAAGAAGGAGGTTCTTCAATTGCGAGAATGCTTACCCTTGTTGATGGCGGAGTACAGAATGTTAAGGCCTTTGGTGATGAAATCGTAAACCTGGGTAATAATTTCGCTGCTACTGAAAAGGAAATTCTTGATAATGCTACTCAGATTTCGCAAAACGTTGGTATTTATAGAATAGGTAGACAAGAAGTTTTAGCTTTCGCCACAGCTACCAAAGCAGTGGGACTTGAGGCTGAACTTGTGGGTTCAACATTTTCCAGAACCTTAGGAGAATTTGAAAAAACACTCAGAACAGGAAAAGGCGTTTCCGATCTATTGAAAGTTATTGGAGGAAATCAAGCTGATCTTCAAAAGAAATTTAGAGAAGATGCATCTGGTGTGTTTGTAGACTATGTCAAAGGACTTAATAATATCCATAAAGCTGGAGGATCAGTAAATGAGGCTCTAGAACATACAGGGGTGATTGCAGTTCGAGATCAAAGAGTTATTTCATCACTTGCAACAAATGGTTTCGATGTACTTACCGGAGCTTTGGAAAATGTAAAAGAAGCACATGGAGCAATGCAAACTGAATTTGAGAATGGAGCTTCTAAATTAGAGCAACAGTCCAAAAGAATGAGTATTGCTTGGGATAATTTTGTTCTTACGATTGAAAAAGGTGAGGGGGTTATTGCAGGAGTTTTCTTGAGATTGATGGATGGAGCTTCAATCTTACTTGACACAATAACCAAAGCATTTAATCCGACTTCTTTCGGTGAATTCACCACCCGTTTATTTGACTTAAATGCAGCTGATAAGATCCGTGGGATCAACCTAGCAATGGCCGAGGGTGAAGGAACAGTTAAAAAACTTGGTGGATTTGATTTGAGTAAATCTTCTCAAAAACAAATCAACGATTTGACAAAGGAAACAGAGTCCTCTCTAAAATCAGTTACTAGTGCCTTGAAAATTTATAATGAAGAAGTTGAAAAAGGGAAACTGAAGGATGGTGGCAAAAACTCCATTGCTTCAGTAGAAGGTACAAAACGAGCATTAGAGGCCAATTTAGGAAGATTAAAGATTTTTTACAAAGAGGAACAAGCTGTAAATACAAAGATTGAATTCGAAGAATCAGAAGCTGATAATAAAAAAGCAGAACGCGAAAAAGCCGCAGCAGATCGACAAATTGAGCAGGGTAGGCAAGCTGTTGAGCGTCAGAGATCACTTCAGGCACAAATCGATTCTATTGCTGAACAAGCTAGCCGTAAGCAATTGAGCCGTGATCAAGAAGAAATAGAATCAATAAAAGATAAATATTCTAAAATCCGTGAGGAAATTAGAAAGTTCTTAGCTGACCCTAAAAATAAAGGGCAGAAGGTTGATCAAGGAAAACTTGTTTCAGCTGAACGATTTGAGATTAATGAAGCTGAAACTAGACAAAGTACAAATGCTTTGTTGAAACAATTGAATGAGCAAAGGGCTATTTACACTGAATTCCATTCATACGTAGAACAAAATGGTATCGATGCTGCAAAAAAAATGTTTGGTACCCAATCTGAACTCGCAGAAGAATATCGGGAAAAGCTTAAAAAAGAATACCTAGCGATAACAGCACTTCAAACTACTGCATCTTTGGCTCCCTTTACTGGTATCAATGTTAAATTAACTCAAGCTCAGGAAGAGCGTGCAAAGGCTTTGAAGGAAATGCTTGATGCACTAGACAAAGAAGATCAAACTAAATCCCGTGAAAGATATGCTAAGGCTTTACAATTAGCTCAAACCTTTGGACAACAGGAATATGCGATACGCAAAAAGTATGCAGAGGCTGTTAAAGAATTAGGCGATGAAGCATCAAAAGAACAAACTGATGCTTTAAAAAGAGTGCTTCAATCAGATTTGGAATCACTAATTAATTCTTCTCCACAGTTCAAGAAAGCTATGGAAGATATTGAAAAATCGACACAAGTCATGCTTGGAACTGCCTTTCAAACAGGAAAGGATTCCATTTTTAAATTAATAGATGGAATGGAGAAAGCAACTGATGAAGAAAAAGCAAGACTTAAAAAGCTTTTTGGGGAATTCTTCGATAAGGGTGCAAAGGATGCAGAATTAGGAAACCTTGACAATATAGCTCGGGTGGCAAATGAATTTGGCAACTTAGTCGAAAGTGCGTTGACATTTAGTACTGAGCTAGATGGCGGCCTAAAATCTCTCAGCGCTATGGTAGGAGTAGCGAGTCAAGTTGCAAATTCTTTATCGAGCATTTTTACTAATAAAAAGCTTTCAGAAACCTTTCAGACTATTGGTGCTGCCCTTCCAATTGTTGGAGCTGTAATTGGCATCGGCTCGTCAATAAGTAGCTTATTTAATAAGCAAAGGGAGCAACGCAATGAAGAACAACAAGCTGAGATTCTAGCCGCAAATGACAGACAATTAAAAGCTACTGAAGCAATGACCCTCGCGCTTCAGATGCAATTGGAGATCATTAATGACCTATATGGTACTGAAAGGCTTAATGAATATGAGTCTAAGCTCACAGAAATTTCTAAAACATATTCTGATTTAAGTAATCAGCTTTCAGGACGTTTCATGTTGACAAACGACAACTTTACCAATTCTATTTTGGAGAGACTAAATAATGGTGAATCTCAAAAGCAGATACAAAGGTCCTTTTCGGTTGCATCCAAAGAGTATTACCAAGTAGTCAGAATATTCAAAGATTTGAATAAATATAGCAAGTTACCTGAACTACCAAAAGATATCAAAAAAGCTAGAGAGGAACTTATAAAGCTTCAGTCCCAAATTGCAATAAGTGGTGGTGGAATTGATGATAATACTCAAAGGATGCTAGATCAATTAGAGCAACAAATTGAACTCTATGAAGAAACATTAAGAAAAGGTGCTGAAGAAAGGACTGGTAATGCATTCTCTTCTTTACTTAGTGATGTTACATCTCTTTTCTTGAACGAAGGAATGGATGCCGGAAAAGCCTGGTCAGATGGCTTTAATAAGGTAATGGAGAACTATATGATTCAGAAGTTTTCCAGAGAATTCCTTCAAGAAAAAATGAAAGGTTGGTATGACCTACTTGATGATTTTTCTGAGGATGGTATAACTGCTTCAGAGAGGGACCAACTTAACAATGAATGGAATAAACTAAAAGAAGAAGGTGAAAAAAGACTAAATGATATCAAAGATATATTGGGATTATCCAATTCAGAAGCTTCATCTGATCTAAAATCAGAAACTATTGCTAGGCAGATTTCTGAAAATACAGGTTCCGAATTGGTGGGATTATTCCGATCAACCTATGATCTAAACAAGCAACAACTTTTGGCTATTCAGGCGAATGGTAAAACACAGGTAGATCTAATAGCTATTGCTAACGATAAACTAGTAGCTCTCAATGCAATACAAGTCAACACTTTCAATACTGCAAATGAAGCTTTAAAAATATCAAACAATACAGCAGAGTCTCTTACATACTTAAGGAATATTGACAAAAGCTTGGGAGGGGCAAACATATAATGTTTTCTATTGAAACTCTAAATACAGATGGATTAGGCCTTCACTTCAAGAGAGGGAGCCTATTTTCTCAACTCTTGAAATATCCAAAACCAAAGGAAAGATTCTTTAATAATTGGTCAGATGAACACGGGAAAGATTATGATAATGTTTCACCTACTGTATATGAAACACTTCAGTATAATATTGACTGTTATTTAATAGCTGAAAGTGTTGCCGACCTTCAAGTAAAGCGATCACGTATACTTGAATTGATTTCAGGTCCTTCTGGTTTTACCTTTTTTAGCAATACACTAGGTAGGGGATTCCATTTAAGGTACCAAGATTCACCTTCATTTAGAAACATGGTACCCCTATTTACCAATGGGAGAATTTATTGTGAATTCACACTGAATCTAGAGAACAATTTTGAACCAACCGAAACTTGGTTCCGACTGGCTGATGATGAAGCTTATATATTAACTGAGGATAATGAGTACATAATTATTGACGAAATAAGACAGAACTTCTAATGAAAGTACAGGTATTTAGACAGGGAATCGAAATAATTAAATTACCTCTTGAAAGGTCGGTGTTTTCCCGAAAACTAATGGGGGATCATACTCTTGCTTTCTCTCTTCAGGAACCCTCAAAACTTGATCTAATGATTGGTGACCATCTTGTTTATCAGAATGAGGTTTTGACCATAAACAAGAATCCTGATGCTAAAAAATTATCCTCTAATTTATTTCAAAATGATTTTATTTTTCAAGGTCCTAGACATTCCTTAGTAAGATGGATAATTCAAGATGAGGGTGCAATAATTTTCCCCTATGATGGTGATCTTGAATCCCATATGTTCATGTTCTTAGAATCTTTAAACTCAAAAGATCCAGAAGGAGGATGGACAGTAGGGGAATTGGAGGAAGTTCCTGTTTTCCATTTGGATTTTAGGGCTACCAATTTCTGGGATGCATTAAATATGATCGCTGAAGCTGCTGGTTGTGAATGGCAGATTAGGCAAAAAGTTATTTCTATTAAAAAAACAGTAGGACAAGAAACATCAATAAAACTTTCCTATGGGAAGAACAATGGTCTATACAGCATCGAAAGAAAAACTATAGATAACTCAATGTTAGTAAATAGGGCATACGGAATCGGAGGCTCTCAAAACCTACCAAAGGATTATCCTTACGAGATCTTGATGCTACCAAATGTAATAGAAGATCAAGAAAGTATAGATGCGAATGGGCCATTTGAAAAAACCTATGAGAATGTAGAAATATACCCTCAAAGACCTTCAACAGTTTCAGACATTGATCAATACAATGAGGGGACGTTTATTGTTAAAGATTCAACATTGGATTTTGACCTTAATGGACACTTCATCGCTGGAACTGAACCTAAAATAATCTTTAAGAATGGTGCACTGATGAACCAGGAATTTAAGATACTTTCCTATAATCATGAGAGAAAGGAAATACGATATGAAGCCAATAAAGACAGTAACGGAAAACTTACCCCTTTTGGTTATTATCGTGCAGAAGTAGGTGATAGTTATACTATTGTGGGCATTAGGTTACCACAGGCCTACATTGATACTGCATTACTTGAACTTCAGGAAAAGGTACAGGAGTTTGTCGATTCGAATAAGGTTCCACGAGTTATTTATGCTCTTGATATTGATGTACTAGATGCCAAAAGGAAAACCGTGTATCCAAATGAAGGTGATTTTATTGAGGTTAGTGACACTTCATTAGGTATAGTTGATGAGGTTCTTCGAGTGACTTATATTTCCTTTCCTGGAACATTTCCTGAGATCCTTACTCCTGGAATGAAATTTACCTGTGAGGTAGGAGGAGATGTAACCTATTCCAGGGTTCAAAAAATCGAACGAGATATCAAAGAGACAAAGGAGGTTGTAAAACAGGCTACCCGAACATCTTGGGAAAATGACAGGAGAAATATAATTGCACTTAATGAATTCAAAGGCAAGGTCATAGATCCGGATGGAAATCTGGAAAAGCCATTGATCGAAGGAATTGTAGGGTTTTTCGGGGCACAGTCAATGATTTATGACTTAGAGAATGTAACGTATATCGTAAATGAGGGCAATGATCCAAACTCTTTTTCTATTTCTGGAGGTCAGCTCATCCATAAGGTGTTTAAGATCGATCCTGACCAATATATATGGGAACTTACAGGACTTTCAATAAATGAACTTGATCCTTTAAAGCCTTATTATCTGACAGCAAGATGTAGTCAAACCCAACCATTGGGTTCATGGGTGCTTAGCGAAACAGAAATGACTACTGAATCTGAGCCTGGTTATTGGCATTTTAACCTAGGGATCCTTTCATCCGTTATCGAAGGAGTCAGAAGCTTACAGTCAACAAAAGGGTATACTGTTATTTCAGGGGGTCAGATCATCACGGATTCCATTACTGCATATTATATCAATGTGAAGAAACTCTTTGCTCAGTACATAGAGGCTTTGAATATGGTAGTGACAGGTAACAGTAAGATCGGTCCATTTTCCATAGATGCTGACGGTCTTTACTATTATGTTGCAGGAACAGAACAAATAAGGTTCAGGATAAACCGAGATGGTATTCAATGGGTTAGTAGTCGTTTATTACCTGGTCCTACTCCAAAGGATTCATCTATAAAGTTGGGTCTTACCTCAGCACTCTTGGATATCCAAAATGATGGTAATACTTCTAAAACAACTGGGGTTAGAATTAATATGCCAAGTTCAGGATCATACCAAGCTATTGAGGTTCTTAGTGGAATTTCAACTTTTAACGGTCAAGTGAGAATGCTGCAGGATTTAAGGATGGACGGTGATGTCTTTGTTGGCACCAGACAAGGGGAATCAGGGATATTTCATTACAGTTATGGTGCAACAAATTATTTTTTGGAATACGTAAATGGTCTTCTAGTTAGACAGGGATTAAGTAGTGAATTATAAGAAATTTTAGATATGGCAGTTTTACCAGCTAAACAATGGAAAGACGCTTTTGAGGAGGTTGATGATTTTACACATATTATCGTTGACAATGGAACTTCAAAAGGGAAGAAAATAGACAAGGACACAGCGAAGGGTATCTTTGCAAGTCAGGGTTCCCAATTGGAATCCCTTGTAGGGGGAACTGTTGGCTCCCCAAAAATCATGAATGCTTTAACCACCACTGATTACAGATGGGCTAAGGCTTCTCCTGGAGTATATAGATGGAATGGACAGAACTATACTGCCTCAGAGGATAAAGAATGGATTTACGAATGGATAAGTCCTAACTGGGTTTTAAAGGCCATGGGAAATCGAATTAAAGGTGCAGATGGTAAATCAATTACTTATTGGGTTGCACAGGCATATTCCAATGGTGCACAGGTTTTCTATGATAAGAGACTTTTTGAACTTGCTCCAGGACAATCAGCTGTAGCTGCGGATGTACCAGGTACCTCGGTTAAATGGATCGAAAAAGTAGGAGGTTCTGACGATGAAAAGTGGATAGTAGAAGTTCCTCCGTATGATGCTGTTAGTGATCTCAAATGGACTGATGATTGGTTTATAAACTCGTCTGGGACTGGTATATCCGAAAATGGAGGTATGAGATATGCGACCGTTAAAGTGGGGGCAGGGACTACTGCGAACATATATTGGTTCGGTTACGACGGGGCTTTTTTTGCTGGGGTATACAGTACTCCTGAAATAAAAAACCCCCTACAAACTTTTGGTGTTATGGGGCCCGGAGGAAGTCAAGGGAAGACGGTACAAATAACTAACGACGGATATCTAGCTCTGAATTTTCCTAAAGACAGGTCATTATCTGGGTATAGTATATTGCTTAGACCAACAGACCCTAACGGATCTCTAACAAAGGAGGTTGATGCGTCCTACTTGGATTCTGGCATAAAAAGACAGGCTGAGAGATGGAAAACATCTTACGTCAAAACAGATATAAGTAACGAATTAAATTGGATGTCTGGGTATATAGATAAGAACGGAAACTTTAATAATGACGGAGGATTTAATTATACTCAACCTAAACTATTTAAAGCTGGAAGCGTAATAAGCGGTTTATTGCTAAGTGACAGCTCTAAAGATTTGGTTAACGCCTTTTCGTCTGAGGACATAACTAGTTACATAGGTCCATTGTTAAAATTTCCTTACGCTGAAGGGAGTTATACACCGTTTGAAGTTTCTATAGATAAAGACACGTATGTTTCGTTTCAGGGACACTCCGCTAGTAGGTATTGGCCAAAAGAGCCTAGAAAGGTTTTCGTTATCGGCCCAGAAGTAAGAGAGACTGACGCTCAGCAAATAGTGGACTCAACATCTGTAAAATCACTTAAAAATAAAAACGAAATATCATTAACCATGTCTGACACTGGGATGATAGATGGATTTCAGGATAACCAATTAAAACCTGTTTCTTGGCCGGGTCTTTCTTTGCAGTCTCAAAACATAGATGTAGCTGGATTCAATTCAGTAGAACTTACAGCAGTATTGAATATTGTGGGAGGTTCTTTAGCTGGATATAAAGAAGGTTCTAATGGAAATCCAGATGAAGGTGTTTGGATATATACATCCTCATTTGCAGGTGTAGAGGATGGTGTTCAGCTAAATAATCGTCAGATAGATTTACCGATGGATAGAGGCATAGACTACATTAGACTAACTCTTAGAGGTGAGCCGCTAACTAGATATACACCTAAACTTACCCTTATGAACAAGCAGATAGGGGAAATATCAGTACAAGACGTATACGAAATGGCTAAGGTTGGGGATACTGCATTAACTGAATTAAGGGAGGTTTTTATAGATAGACCTGACTTCATGGAGATTCACTTGGATATAGAAATACCTACAGATGCGTCTGATAATAGAACCAAAACAAGTGGAACTGCTCGGTTTATGGTCAACGGAAAACCAGTGTTACAATCTAAGTGCAAAATGAGTATACAAGGTCACTTTACTGCTAATTACCTTAAAAAAGGGTTTACGTTTGATCTATTAAACTCAGAAGACAAGAAACTAAAAGTTAAGATAGGGGATTTTATAAGTACCGATAGTTTTCACTTAAAATCATACGCTACGGACAGGACTCAATCTAAGGACGTTTGTACAGGTAGAGTATGGAGAGCTATGCTGGCTACACTAGAATACCCTTTAAACAAGGTTAATAACAAGGTTATATCATTGAATCCAACACCTAGGAAGAATGAAGCTTGGATATCAGACGCTAAATACCATACTGACGGAATTGTAGTAGGGTTATTTAACAGGGGTTCTTTCTATGGTTTATATACACTTAGGCTAAAAAAAACTAGAGAAAATTACGCTCTAGATAACGAGAATAAAGATCATATATACCTAGATTCTCTTACGTATTCGTCCAGGATATCAGAACCATTTAACCATACTGAATGGGAGGCTAAAAGCCCTAAAATGGACGGGTATCAAGGAGAAATATCTAGAGGCGTTGGGGATGTCATACCGGATCCAGTGGTTTTAGCTAACATAACTAGGTTGTTCGACTTTACAAGTCAGATTAATACTAGATGGACAGAGCATGCAGACTATATAATACTCCCCTACTGGGTTATATACGCTATATTAATAGAAGTGTTTGGTCACTGGGATATAGACGGGAATAATGTTAACCTTATAACATGGGATAGCAAAAACTGGGCTATAATACCCTACGACATGGATCACGTTCTAGGTAGTACTGGAAGTCAGAGTATATTAACTTTTTCTAGCTGGGTATCCAACGCTGACGGATGGGGTACGTTTAAGACTAGGTATGCGCCAGAGATAAAAGCAATGTATACTAAGTATAGAAGAAATGGGTTCTTGACAGTAGAAAACATAATGCCTTATTATATCAAACAGACTAAATGTGTTCCTAGGGAAATGTATGAGGCTGATATAGCTAAGTGGGCTTCTATATATTCCAACAACGAGCCAACAATAGAGCAGATGATGGTATACTTGAAATCTCGGTTTACATTTTTAGATACTCATTGGTTATTACCTGAGTAGAAATGCAATAGCGCTATCCACATTTATCGATAGCGCTATGGGAATACGGTTATTAATATTTTTTTTTATGATTTTATTTTATCCAAGTGAAAATAAAGTTATTAAAAAACCCAATGGCTCTATCAATTCCATTGGGTTTAACAAAGATACAATGCTTGTTTCTATGAATTCATTTAAGATAATAAAAATTAAATAGAAAACAAAAAACCCAATGGATAAAAAATTGCGAGAAATCCATTGGGCGTTATTAATTCTTCTCATATCTATGAGAATCAAGAACCTATTTAAAGGTAGGTAAATAATATTGGAAATAAAAAATATGGATTAGAGAATCGTATGAAGTGAATAAAAGAAAAGCCCAACAGCGCATATACCATTGGGCTTGTAACCAATTACTGATAAAGAGAGAGTATATCAGCGAATTAAAGATAGGAAATAAAATGAAAACAGGTGAAAAGGTAAAATGGCAAGGATAGAAAGAATAAAAGATTTGCAGCGATTAGTAGGAGCTAATGCTGATGGATATATCGGTAGAGAAACTCTGACCAAATTTGCTAGGCACTTTGGAAAGACCATTGTCCAAACTGTACATTTCTTTGCCCAGATCCACCATGAAAGCGGAGGTTTTACCATTGGTAGAGAAAACATGAACTACACAGCCCCACGCATCATGCAGATTTTTGGAGTGGGTAAACATTCAGCAAAGGTAACAGTGGCTGAAGCTGGCCGTCTAGCTGGTAATCCATGGGAATTAGCTGAGCGTGTCTATGGTTTAGGCAATCCAAAAAAAGCCAAGGAACTAGGAAATATCAAGGTCGGTGATGGCTTCAAGTACCGTGGAGGTGGGGCTTTGCAATGTACCGGTGGATCCGATTATAAAAATTACGGTGGTCAGAGGTTATACGAAAATCCGGACCTTATCGAAACAGCTGAATTTTATTTCTCAACAGCTCTAAAAGAGTTCGATACTCGCGGTACCTGGGCATTAGCTGAGGATTATTCCCGTAGCAGCATCTTAGCAGTTACCAAGCGTGTAAACGGAGGAACGAACGGTCTACAGGACAGGATCAATAAAACAGCGTATTACGCAAATATGGTGAAGTAACGATGAGAAATGACAATTGCCCCAATGCCGAGGATCCACAGGAAGTACAGGGAAACGGAAAGCAGCCGAAAGCGACTTTCAAACAAGTTATGGGTTCTCCCGTAACCTATGCTTTGATAGTAATAGTAGGTGGATTTCAGATGCTTTTCTCCTGGGTGATCTATTTCAACAATGATTCTAGGGATGTTGAACGAAAGATGAACGATAAAATGCTCGAGCAGCAGGAAAGGTTATATGAAAAAATGATCGATATGGTCACGCCGGCAGTCAACAAGGTAAATGAATCCGCAACAAAAGTAGATAGTGCGGTGGTCAGGGTAGACAGCGTTGCCCAACAGTTAAAAGAAAAGAAAGGAGCCAAAAGATGAAATGGTTACTAATGGTGGTCCTGGTACTTAGTGTGTCCACAACCCCTTACAGGAAAACTGAAGAACATAAGTTTGCCAAAAGTATCGACGATATTGTCCAACCCTTGGATTCTATCAGCGTAAAGTTGGAAGAGATTACCAAAAAATTAGAAGATCTATGAAAAATCTGGTCATAATCATAGTCTGTATCCTGTTATCGGGATGCGGACTTTTCAAGAAGTCAAAAAGGATTGACAAGACTTTAAAATCTGTTGAGGTTTCAAAAGAGACCAAGTCTACCCTTGAAACCGAAAAAAATAAGGTTAACCGGTCTAAGATTGAAGTCAAATCAAACCTTCAGACTAACGAAAAGACAAAGGTCTATCCCACAAAAGGGACTGAAATAAAATTGAATCCAGATGGTTCAATGACCTTTCAGGCCGATAGCATAATTCAGGATGCCAAAAGGAATACTCATGAAGCAAAGAACATTGTTAAGGACATCATCTCCAACCTTAACAAAAAGAAGGATAGTATGGAAAATGAAGGCAGAAAGGAAGTTCAGAAGGAAAATCATATTATCAAAGAATCAGTGCCAGACAAATGGGCTGTTTTTGTCAACAACTTAGGTTGGTTCATCGGTGCTGCAATTCTAATTATTATCCTAGCTTGGTGGTTCTTTGGGTTTAGGAAAAAATAAAATAAATTAATATAATTATATCTAATCTTTATTTTTATTAAGGTTATTAACTTCAATTTTCAATTTCTTTAACTCAAGGGTTTTTATTTCGTCGTCACATTTCTTTACTTTGTTCCATTTAATAAATCCAAAAGTGCACAAAACAATACCGATAGGGAAAAAACACCAAAACAAAATATTATAAAGCTTTATATACCACGATCGATTGCTTATTTCGGAAAGTTTTCTTTCTGTTTCTAACTGCTTTATTTGGTTTTGTTCATTTAACTCTGAAGTTTTTAATAAAGCCACAGAATCTAAATTCCCCATACCTTTATTTTTCAATTCTTCCACAGCTTTTGCATTGCTTTTGACTTTTACCGAAAGCTGCTTAACTTCTGCTTGCAACTCGATTTTTAATAGTTCTAAGCTTTGTTTTTCTTTTAAAGGATAATAAACAGAACCTACAATAAGTAGAAGGCCTATTGTAACTAGATATTTGTATAAATTCTCAGATCCGCCTATAAAGCTATTTTCCATTTTTATTTTTAAAAGGTTTTATGAGTTCTTCTGTATTCCCTTTCAGAGTATCGATAGTATTAGTTGTTTGTTCTATGATTATTCTATTTTCTTTTACAAAAGATGAGATGTCCCTATCCACCTCTCTATCTAAATTGCCACATGAGGAAGAGAACAATAGGAATGCCAAAATTGCTAAGCTTTTCCCAGACTTTATTAATTCCAATGAACCTTTTGACTGTAAATTTACTTTTACAAAGAATTCATCTGTGTTTTCATCAAAATGAAAGTGAGTATTTATTCTCTTTATTAGAATCTTAATATTAGTCATTAGATTATTAAGATCATCAAAACTTATATCATCCTCTTTCTCAATTTTTAACACATAATGGGTCATATTGTTTTTCTCAAACAAATTACCTATTACTCGGTCAATATAAGGTGCAAACCGATCAATTGAACTAATAGTATGTTGATTAGATTTGACTTGATAAAAAATTGCATTAAGATCATTTATATTCTTTATATCATACCAAGCTACATTGAATCTCTTGGTGAAACTTTTTGCATCCGCTGTATAAGGGGTATCTTCAGAAATTCTACCAAAAGCTAACCTGTCTGAATTTTTGCTAGGCATGACAATTACATCGCCCTTTTTTAAAGATACAAAGGTTTTAAGTTTATTGAGTATGGAAGTTATAGCCCCTTTACCTTTAAAGGTTGTAGGATCCAAATTCTCATTCTCAGCTATCCGCTTTCTAATTACTTCTTCTGGTAATGTGTTGATTTCAGTCAAAGTTAAATAGTCCCATCCAATAGCAATGAATTTGTTTTCATAGAATTCGTCGAATAGAGTTCCATCATTAGTTCTAACAAACCAATAATTCATTTCCGGTCTAACAATCTCAACACGGCGAAGGATTTCAGCAACATTCATATTTAGATTTTGTAATAATTGATTAGTTTTCGATATGACTAAATTAAATAAATATTTTTGTTTTACAATTCAATTATAAATTTAACAATGAAACTGAGGGTATTTTATTATTGAACCAAATATAATTGAACCAAATTTTTAAATAAACCGCAAAATGCCACATCATAAAAGCATTTATATTATCCTTACATGGTGGTTCTTTGGATTTAACAAGAAGCCATAAATAACCCCAATCGAATGCTGAAAAACAATTGGGGCAACTAAACTGATTTTTACATGCTAAGACATGATTCCCAAATATATAAAAAATCCCCGAGACCATGACGAAACGGGGAATTTAAACCCTCCCAATAATAATCAGTTATTGGGGAATATGCTAGCTATTAATGCATTTATATAAGCAATCTAGAATTGAAAAGGTTTTAATATTTCCTAGCTTGGTGGTTCTTTGGGATTCGTAATAAGAAACCTGTATAAAAAACAATTCGATAACAATTATTGTTATCCTTATAGTTTATACAATGTATACTTAGTAATGCGTTATTTTAGCCACCCTAAAAAGGGTGGCTTACTTTAGGAAAGTATTAATATTTGATTATCATAAAATCGATCAATTTGGGATAGATCGATTTGAAAAGCCACTATTTTTAAAGTGGCTTTTTTTATAAATTTTCAACAATATTATTTAAGAATGGTTCATAGTTTATGAAAATATCAAGACATAAGTTAAAAGATAGTCCAAATATTGACATAAAGAATTTTGTTCTGAATCACGCAATTTGGATTCGGGATAATAGGTCACTAGAAAAAGCAAATAAGTATGTAATTGCAGTATTGGAAAAACATTCAGTCTTAAGAAAGGAAATTTTGAAAATTCTTCTTAATAAACCAAATAAAAATAAATGAGTATTAATACTTGAATTTATACCAATACATGGTAATAATTACGCATATTTAATTTATTGAATTGCAATAATTACGATTTTTGATATTTTTATATCAAAAAAGTCATGTCTCCACACACTTCTAGACTAGAGAAAATATTTCTACTCAACAAATTCTTCACTGAGAGATATTCCGAAAGAAATTTTTATTTTACCTCCATAGATGTTCCCTTCCTAGGTAATCATGTGAATCTAACAAAAGTTCTAAATGACTACTGTTCCTATACAGATTTTAATGTGATGAGTATAACAGAAGACGGAAGTGACCATTTCATTATATGTAAAAGATAAGATTATGGAATTCAATCGTTATGCTTATTTCTTTCTGAATATCTTTGAAAAAATAGATGAAGAGAGTCCTAATTGGGACCATCTCTCCAAACTAATTGGTTTTTTGCATGAAATTCTAAATTCATGGAATGAAGAAAGTTTATTTGATGATAGAATCATCAAGCTAGGCAATTCGATCTATAAAGAATTTAATCACGCAATAGAGGATAAACGTAAATTGACGACTGTTACTATTAATGATATTGAAGAGCTAAATACATTGATTGAAAAATTCATCCAAAGCAATAATAAATAAACTCTTCTAGTGGTTGAACATTTCGATTTTGAGCTTACATCTTAAAAGATGTCTTTTTAGTTTTTACTAAAAATATTAGTAATTTTGAGCCATGTCAGCCCCAGAATGGATCAATAGAAATAAAGAAACTCCTAGTGATGTTTTATCCCTTGTAAAAACAGCAAGGGTAAACGGGTGTTGGATCTATTATGAGAAACGTCAACTATTCTTTACTCCAGAAGAATTTGAAGAAAACTGGCATACTGTAGTGCATTCAGAAGGAAAGTTCAACAACTTTAAGGAATTCAAGATAGTCAATCCTATGTACGCGGTAAGACTCTGTGCTAAATGGTTGGATATAGCAAATAAGAGAAACCAGGACATATTAGCAAAACTGGAAGGGTATGTGGGTGAGTTTAAAAGAAAGAAAATTTAATTTGTATATATATTATATTTATTGAAGATTATTACTTAACTTAGGCTACAGTTAATAAATGCCAATTATTACAACTAGTTATGAAAAAAAATCTACTCTTTTACGGGTCAATTTTCTTGTTTTTTATTGTTTTATTAAATTCCTGTAATAAATATGAAATATTTGAAAAAGAAAGATTAGACCCTGAATTAATTGAACTACAAAAACAATTCTATTTAAAGCAAACTGAATTTTTTAAAAATGGGATAAAAGTTTCATACAATTATAGACAGTCAATGGAAAGAACAATTGATTGGAGTAATGCTGTGAAGAAAAATGACAAAACATTTGTTCCGGTTGTCTTAAAATTACCACAACAAATAAGAAATAAGGATGGATCACAATTTTTTAATAAGAAAGTTTGGCTTGAAATATCGAATTTAAATGATACTATTAATTATGTTATGTATACATTAATTCCAGATAGTAATAAAAATATTTCTAAATTTAGTGGACAAATTCTTGTTGAGGATTACTTTATTGGAAATGTTGGAATAACCTATATTAAGGACGGAAATCTAGATAAAGATAAAATAAAATCCAAGGTTATTATCGGTAACAAAACCAATAAAAGTAGGAATGTTGGAAATAAAGCTTTGATTCGATTTCAAGTGTGTGAAACTGTTGTATTAGGATGGCATTGTGTTGATGGCTTGAATGGTTCCTCAGATGCCCCAATATGTGGATTTAGAACGGAAACTGTTTGTGATATTATTGATTTGCCTGATATGCCTGAAATACCAGGTGGCGGAGGAGAAAACTCTGGTGGCGGTTCTACGGGAAGTGGTAACAATTCGAACCTAAACAATAAAATACCTGCAATTGTTGATACATCATTATTAGATAGTATTGATTTAAAGGATCTTAATATTGGATTCAATGAGATGGAAGAATCTTGTATCTATAAAAAAATGTTAGAATTATTCCCCTCCACAGCAAAGTTTAAAATAGACCTTGACGATGACTATAAATTGAATTACAATAAAAATGATACGCTCGTAACAGGAACTAAAGGTAGTTTTCAACATGCAGAATACCTTGCTCATGAAGTTTTTCATGCTTTTCAAGATTTAGCCGCATATGATTCTTTTAAATTTGGGAAAACCACATATACTGACCCAACAACACAATTAACTGTTGTTGAATATTCTCCTGGTTATATTAATGTTGAATTTGAGAGAATGGTTTTTCAAGACATAGCGAAGTATTATCAACATCCAATTTTCTGGAGAGATATTGTAGGAAAAAATTATTATATATCTAATAATTCAGTGGAAATCATAGAAAAATACCGAGATTTTATTTCCGTTTTAGCAAATAAAAAGGACGAGCCACAATATTTTCAATCAAGGGAATTCGAACAGCTGTATTTTAATCAATTAAGTTTATGGAAAAATAATACAACTCTTAGTTATAATAAATCAGAAATTGCCACTGATTTAAAACCTATGGCATTGAAATTAATATTTAATAGTGGTATTGATTGTAATTAATGAAAATTATGAAGAAAATCTTATTTTTAATAACCTTATGTTTTTGTTTCACTTATACAAATGGTCAAAATAAAATTGCTGTGGGTAGTTTTACTATTAACAATAAAACGTTTTATGTATCTAATTCGGATTACAACCCCGATATATTTGTAATAAAAACAGGTAAATTTTCAAATGGAAATCCTAAAAATCCCGATTTTATTGATAACATAAGTATAGAGAGTGTGATGGGTGCAGTAACAGTATATGATTATAGAACTTATTACTCTTATTTAGAAAACTTGCCAAATTATAATAGCCTAAAAAATAATCATGATTGGATTGATGTCTTTTTTGTAATTGATGGTAATGCAGATATTTTAGATTTATCATTTATTGTTTCTAAAGCAACAGTTTTTACACCTTCTAATATTGCGGGATTATATAAGTATATATTGGACAATGTCCATATTAGACTGAAAAGTCCAGCAAATGCTCATCTTGCATTAAAATATTTTGGTTTCTTTTCTTATTATAAATTTTCTAATAATTTAGTTATTACAAGGGGGACGAATAATTGATTTAATTTAACAATTCGGAAATTAAAAAATTTTAATAATTTTTTTTCAAAAACGTGATATTTGATTTGAATTTTAAATGTAAAATATTATTTTAGTGTACGCTTTACGAGCCGATTACTTTATTGTCGGCTCGTATTATGCAACCATTTTTAATAACTCCTCACCTTGACATTCAGCCCAAGCTTGAACAACATGAGGAACTACACTATTACCAATAAATTTCTTTTGATCCGATTGATTTCCGTAAAGCTTATATTCCGCAGGAAATCCCTGGATTAACTTCAACTCTGAAACTTTGAGCATTCTCATACGGATATCGGATAATCCATACAATGCCATGAAGTCTTTGATCTTGATAATTGTTTCTGAATCTTCTTCATAGATTTCAATTCTTACATTTTCATCCATAGTATATTGGATGAAATAAAGAGGGGCCTTGTCTTGACGTGCTATAATCGTTGCGCATGGTTGTTCAACATGCATCGTATGGCCTCCATGTGAAGGATTGTTGATAAACCCTTTCACTGTCATTAAAGCATGTTTGTCGGACGTTAAAATAGTTCCTGCTGGCTTGTCAATAGATTGATGGTTATGTTCTCCAGAATATTGCTTATCTAGCCAATGGGCCTGAACTAATGAAAATCTATCCTTAGTGGGAATTGTATCAAGCGGATCATTGATTGATTCACATCCTTTGTCGTTTCCGTAATATTTAGTCAGGAAACATGGATTCACTAAATAATGATGTTTTCTACTTGCTAAGATTGTGGGTACTGGTTCAAAAACTGATTTAGAAATACCTTTGAAAGATGAAGTCAAAACAAAAGGAGTAACATTAACTAAGGCTTGATTAGCAGCTGTCGTTATTGTAGCTAATGGATTGTCCACAGAGGCAATTTTATTCATTGGCCTACCTGAAAAGTATTTGGTAATAAAGGATGTTTGAACTAAACCCAATCTGTTTTGACAGGCGATGGTAGGAAGAGGATCATCAGTTGAAGGTGCAACAACCTTACCCTGTCTGTTCATTGAATTATATTTCAAGATAAAATTATCCTTACCTCCAGCTACTTCTTTTATCAATCCTGCATAAATACGTTTAAGTGAATTTTCAACCAAAGGCTTTTTCCTATTGAAAATACTTTCCCCTTCATCTTCAAAATCCAAAAGGTCCTTTACGGCATTCCATTTTATTAAATCATTGCGAAAAAGGGTGGTTTTATTGGATCCTGTTTTTGAGTGCGTAGGTTCTGGCCATACGATTGGAAGACCATCTTTTGCAAAACAACCGAACAATCTATTCCTTGAGGTATAGGCACCAAAATCCGCTGAATTCAATTCTCGCCAATCATCCCGATATCCAAAAGATTTAATATGTTCTCTCCACCTCATCCAATCAATTCCGGATTTCATGCTCATTGGTTTTCCATTTTCATTTAGTGGCCCCCATGACATGAACTCGACTACGTTCTCGATTTGGACATAATCCGGACTTAAAGCAATGACATATCTATCGAGGTGATCCGCTAAAGTCCTGGAATCAGCATCCCTAGATTGACCGCCTTTAGCTTTGCTGAAATTGGTACATTCCAGTGAAGCCCAAAGTACAACCTTGGCATTGGTATATAGCCTTTTATAAAGATTGACGATATCGACCAATGGAGCAAGTTCCATGATCCTGATATCTTCTTCAAAATGGTAAACTTCGGGATGGTTTTCCCAATGGCTCCGGATTGCTTTATGGTCATGGTTGACACAAGCTGCAATTATTGCAATTTGGTTTCCGTCCTTATCCTTTGCTTTTGCAAATCCTGTTGTAGTTCCCCCTGCTCCACAAAATAGATCCACGACGATGTATCTAATTGCTTCTGGATTCTTTACCATTTGAGGAACGAATGGTTTATGTTGTAATATGAATGCGTTTACCATATGTGTCTAAACTTGTGTGTTGTCATTTATTTTGTTGATAATCGATAATATCACCAGATTCAATGATATCGTTGATCTTAGAGGGAAGGGTGATTATCTCTCGATCATCACCTCTGTACCCAAAATATTCTGATACCCATTTTGAAACTGTATTACTAGAAGCTGAAAAAAGGCGTGAAGTTTCCAGAATAGTATATCCACTCACAACCATTTCAACGGCCAAAGCTTTTTCCCTTAGTGAGTATTTAGTGGTTGGTTTCATCTTTTTATTTTTTTTGTTAGGTAGCCGCAATTCTAATCTTTATATGATTTATTCATTTTCACATTCCTTTCCTTCATAAAATGATATTGTCAAATCAGCTATTGAATAGTAGGTTATACCATTCAGTTCAACCATCCCATTTGTTACTAGCTTGTCCAAGAGGAGCTTATATTCGGAATCCTTTCTAACCTTTTTCTCTTTCTTCATTGCTAAGTTTTTAAGAATAGTGTTTAAGGGTTTCAGTATTTTAATCATGTTCATTTGGATTGATAATTTGATTTGCTTGGTTTATGACATTATTCATCTGGAATTCATCGGTCTGATTTAATAGTCTCCTGATAATTTCACCAATTGGTATTGGCTTGCAGGCCCTAATAGTTATTTCAATTTTTCCCAAACCTTTTGTTACTCCTTCATTCTTTAAATTTTGAAGTACAACATGCGCCATGAAATTATTATAGCTCTGAATTGAGCTTGGATTCCAGTCTTCGGGATAACTTGAGCTCCTAACTGTTATTCCTTTGTGATTTACATTCTTCATAATGATTATAATTAGTTATACAAATAGATAATAAATAGGTTAAATAAAATTTATAGGTTTATCCACCTTACAGAAGTCATACACCCAGACATAAGGATTAGATGCCAAAGAATCCTTTCCGTTTATCGCTTCCCAAAGTGAAAAGAATGATAATCTAGGTGTTTGTGGACCTCTACCATCTTTCATATAATTTGTATAGAGATTTTCCACTAATCTATTTTTCCAGACTGACATCTTTTCAATGCCTTCAGATATCGAATCCTCTTCAGAAATGTCGTGAAGTCTTTCAACTCTAATTCCAGTTATTTTAAGAAAAACCCTTGCTGCATCTTTGGGCATGAAAATGGAAGGTTTCCATTTGCCTGTTTTCTCTGGATGTGCATTCGCCTTATAGGTAAATCCATTTAATGTATATTCACTATTTTGCCAAGTCTCTCGAACCCAAAGAACATCATCAATACTGAATTTAGGCTTTAAACCATCCATAAACTTGCCATTGCCATTATCAATTACAAAGCACCCATCTATAGAAAGGTATGAGAATGACTTATCTGAAAAAGGTGTCATTTGGTCAACTTTAGATATTATACGTCGAGTTTGGGTCTTTCTTCCATCCATTATAGCTTGTACCATTGGGATAGAAAATAATATTGGTTTAATGGCCATTGGAAACTCCTCCTGACATTATTTTTACAACTTCTTGTGCAAGAATTGAATTACTGTTAAGGATATCTTCTCCTTTTTCCAATTCTTCAATTCCTCTTTTAAGGACTTTTATTTTATAATCAATTTCTGATTTTTCATTATTCAAATGAGAAATAGCTTGATCTATATCTAATTTTTGTCTGCTGATAGAGACTGAATTACTGTTACTCATAATTAAAAAGGTGTTGTATTAAAGTTTTTAATTGTTAATCCAGAAGTAGCAATAGTGACTGTTTTTAGGGTAGCATCTTCTATTCGTTGCTTGAAAACCTTGGCATCACTATTTCTATCCGAAAGATGAATTAGTACAATATTGTTAACTTTCGAAAGATCATTTGCCTTTAAAGTCTTAATTGCCGTTTCCACGCTCATGTGAGATTGAATTACCCTATTTCTCAAGAATCGATTTTCCCTCAATTTCTCATCAATAATATCCTGACTATAATTTGCTTCAATAAGGATGTTAATTAGTCCTGGGAATTTATAATCACAATAGATCGTGTCTGTCAAGAATAGGGTAGTGCCCATTTCCTCATGCCTGATAAGAAAACCACAAGGTTCTAAAGTATCATGATGAACATCAAAAGCAATTACATCAAAAGGCCCAACATTAAACTTGATGTTTTTTTTGATTGGATGTAATCTATAGCTTTCAAATTTGAAACCTTTAATGGTTCCTGGTGTTGCATAAATGTTCAGACCAAATTTTACAGCATCCTTAACGCCTTTACAGTGATCCCCATGTTCATGCGAAACTAAGCAGCCTACAACCTTACTAAAATCAAAATTCATTGCCTGCTTGATCTTATCGAATTTCACCCCACACTCGACAATGAGAGTATTATTCTCATTGTCGGTGAAAAGGTAGCAATTCCCCTCACTATTGCTATTAATGATATGTAGCTGCATTAAAATCCTAATTCTGGGGTAGCTTGGTCCGGATTTTCATTTGGCTTCAATGCACTAGCCTCAGGAGCTTCTTTCTCTGGTTCCTTATGTTTTGAAACAGGTTTATCTTCAATCACTTCAGCTTCTTCAAATGATAAAGTCTTTTTATTAGCATTAGTGGAAATTGAAGTGTTTACGCTATCTACTACTGGATCATAAACAATCTCCTCTTCAGAACTGGAGTATAACACGCTATCGTCTGAACCTCTGATAATCAATTTACAACCCCGGTTGATTACTGTTTTAATTGCCATCTGGTCGGTGAAGTTCTTATGAGCACCGCTATTCCCTTTCATTTGCCCCTGGTTCCATGCCGCTCTAATCTGGGCCATGTTCATTATTTCAACGTCCTTTGTGCCATCACTAAGCTCGTAAGCGAACCACGCTCCGATAACTTCTCCTCCCATGCTTTCAAGAGTCCTTTTGTGCTTAACGATTCTAGTTCTATATGGGAACTCGAGATCAGTTTCAAACTCAAATTCGTCTCCTTTGAATATGGCTTTTTGACTGTGGTTAATAAGTCCACCATATCTTTTTGCAAGAACCAAATTCCCAGTATACTCAGGAGAAAAATCAAGATTCTGACCATAGGCAATAAAATCTCCTTGTTTCTTTAATGGAGAAAGGCCCCAAACTACCATTTTCAAAAGTGAGTTTGCAATACTTTCCTTTGTGCAGGATTGAAGTACTGGATTATTATTCCTGTCCTTCGTGTCCTGAAGTATGAGCCAAGCGCTTTTCAATGCGTTCTCTGGGCTATAATCCTTGGGGATCCTGATCTCCCCAGAAGATTGGAAAGCATTTATTTTGTTTAATACTTGAGTAGTGATGTTTTTTTCTTCAACTACTGCAACTGATTGATTTTGATTTGACATGATTTTATTTTAATAATTTATGAATACAATTCTTTAAAGTTTTGGACGGCCTTGGCATCCTTATCTTACTGCACCACATGACAATTCCATCATCATTTTCAATGAACTTACATCCATCACATTTGATTAGAGGAATTTTCTGTGGTGCATAAAACTTTTTTGCCATTATGCCACCCTTAATTCCTTATCCTCCTGCGATACAATTAGATTGACGATTTGGGCTGCAGTATCTGGAATCGCTGAAACCGACTCTCTATTGTCAAGAAATACAGGTGCTGTTACTCCGTAATGCGCGGAAAGAGTATTGATAATGTCTATTCCAACCAAGATTTTTCCGGCTGTGTTTAAGTCGCTGAATGGTACACCATTATAAGTAGATTTACATGTTGGCTCTTCACTACCATTATTTAATTTATTGAACAATGTGAATTTTGCAAACTTGAACATACCGTTAACCCTGTTCTCTAATTCTTCAGATTTTGCTCGATCATATTTTTCGGCAGAAAATTCTTGTTTTTCCAATGCGGCAAGCTCATTGGACCAAGTAGTTTCTAATTGTTTTAGTTCTTCTATTCTGCTATTTGCTTTTTGAATCTGCTCACTAATAGTCAGTTTTCTTTTAGCTGAATCTAATTCTGCGTTTATTGTTGCCTTTTGTATCCTCAGATCACCCAAGTCGATTTCAGGTTTTTCAAAGATTTTTGATTCCAACTCTCGGATTTGGTCACCCAGGTAATCATATTCTGTATCAGTTGATAATCTTTCCTCAATAGAAGAAACAACGATTGTGCTTGAAGCAATTTCGTCCACTTTCTGTTTAGCCTCGGCTAGTGAACTCTCTAGGTTAGAAATAGAAGTTTCAATTCCCGCTTTTGCAATTTCAAATTGCTCAACTGCCTGGATTCCCTCTTCATTTCTTCTTTTTAGATCATTTGCAAGTCCCTGTCCTTGCACATTAATCCCCTCCAATTCCTGTTTTTTTCTTGAATTGAATTTTTCTCTAACCTCTGTTAATTTGTGGATTTCATGCTCACGTCCACATTCACTGCAATGAGTTTCATGTTCATTGAGTTCCCTTGCATTTACAGATTTAAATAGAACCCTAAGACTTTCAATTCTTGATTCTATGTCCTCCTTATCTTTGGAAAGCCTTGTCAAGTGATCAAAATGAGATTTCTTTAATTGCTCCAATTGTGAGGTTTGAATATTTAATTGACCTTCTAGATATGATACCCTTGATTTTGCTTCATTGTTCCCCGATTGCGAAGCAGTAAGTTGTGAATTGTATTCAGATCTATGTTTAGCTTCAACATTCTGTTTTTGAAGTTTAAGCTCATGGATTTTTGCATGATTCTCTTGGATCTTGATATTGATGTCAGATGTCGCTTTATTGTAAGCCTCTGTTTTATTTTCGATCTGTGATTCAAGATCATTGTATTTGGACTGTAGAACAGATATCTCCGAAATAACTGCGTTTTCATCGATAGGTTCAGGCTTGTTTCTCTCTAATTCATCGATCCTGCCTGGTATTTCCTCTAATTGATCTTTTAATTTTTTCTTGGAAGATGAGATAATCGCCTTAAATTCCTTTAATGACTTCCCATCCAGATTATCAAGTAAGCTTTGCAGTTCTGGATATTTTCCAACAAGGAAGGAATCAGTAATTTCTCCAGATATTTCAGTCAGTACCTGTCTTTGATCCTGCCAGCTCATTGTATTAAAAAATAGGGGATTGGTTATTAGTTTGAATACTTTTTCATTCAAAAGATCATTTACCTTTGCCTGAAATTCCCCAGCTTGAACTGGTACTTCATTCCAGAAATATAAATGCTCGTTTCCTGTATATTCCGAAACTGATTCACCGCGTTTTTTAACCCATTTTTCTTTTTGAATATGACGGATGGTTATTTCTTCACCATCAATTGCAAGAACAGCTGAGACCTCGTTTTCGGTCCTGTCTTTTTTGTTGCCCTGAGTGTCTAGAGGTTTAACGTTAAAGTCCTTTCGATCATTGGAATCTTTTCCAAAAAGCAACCAAAGAAATGCGTCGAAGATTGTAGTTTTTCCGGTGGCGTTGGCACCATAAACGGAAGTGATGTGATTGAAGTCAATTGAAAAGTTTTTAATTCCTTTAAAATTGATGATTTTCAGTGTTTTGATTAGGATATTCATTTTAAAATTGATTTACTTTGTTATTAGATTTATTAATTGTTTTAGTTTTCTTGCAGAATCAATATTTGGTAATTCAACGTATTGACCTTTAGTGGTAATTTCTACAGTTTGATAATTTGTTATCTCAATTGAGATGTTTTGATTCTCAAATTTGTGATCCACTATCAATCCAGAATCTTCATCTTGCCATTCATACTTTTCAAATCCTAGATCCTTAAGTGTTGATTCATTGAAGTTTGCCATTATCTTAAAAGTTTTGTGTGAACATATGTAGCAAGGTTGGCACTAGTTGCAATCGCATTTAATTGATTTTGGTCTATTCCAGCTTCTGTAACTTTAAGAATTCCTTCAGCTATCCATTTTTCAACCTTTCTTCTACTTCCAACTCTTCTAAATGCTTCCTGTTTTGTGATGAATTGAGGGATTTTTCCAACTGAAACCAAAGCTTGTGTAGCAGCTAAGTTTGCAGTGTCCTGGAGCAATGTGATTAATTCAGGTTCAACTACACTAATTGTTTTGAACTTGTTCATTTTTACCTCCCTTTTTCTTAGCTTCCACTGAAACCTGAATATATCCTGCGATAGCATCAACAGATGTTATGTACTTCAGATGTGGTTTTTCCATTTTCATTTTTCTACCTGCAGCCTCCCTGACAGCCTTGATGTGAGATAGGTGAAATCTTAAAGTTTGCGTTTCAGTACCTGGAATCATTTTTTCAATATATTCTGTAACTGATGGCTGTTTTTCTATTTTGATAATTTCCATGGTTTGACTTTTTTATTTTCTTCTGGAGCAAATAATGTTATTCCTTTATTGATTGCGAATATTGCCAAGTTTACCTTGTCAACTTCTCCTGTTTTTGCCCGTATGTTTTGCATATGGGTCGAAATTGTTTCGATAGATCTATTGAGTAATTGTGCGATTTGCTTGTCAGGTAGCCTGATGTATTTTAGGATCTCCACTTCTGCTTTTGTTAGGAATCCGTTTGCAACCTTGATAGAGCAGCAAAGTTTGCCCTCAAATTGGCAATTGCCTCTGAGTCCACATTCGTAATACTCTGAATGGTGGACCTTTCCATCAATGCTGATGTCTGGTTGATCATCAAGGCCTCCGAATCGGCATAGTATATATCTATATATCCTCTCCTCATTCCTAAGATTTGGCCATTTTGCTAAATGCTCCAATGCTTCAGGATTGTTTAGCATGTCCTTCCTTACCTTTCTTAAAATATGGTTAGGGAAATGTGGCCATCTATACTGCTTCATGTCATGGGAACAGTATAAGATCCTTGTTTGCAAATCTTCAAAGAACTCAATCCCTTTATCTATCATTCCAGCATAAATTCTCTGTTTGATCATATGGTACTATTTTGGGATTGTTGGTTTTAACTTATTGTATTACCTTTGTTTTGTTCGTATGGTACAAATGTAAGTATAATATTTACAATGTCAATATATGTAATGCTTACAAAATTTAATTTTATTGTATATGCTTGATTATAAGGGAGAAAAATTTAAAAATTTCCTTTCAAAAAAATCTATCAGCGCAATCAAAGCAAGTGAAATATTAGGGGTTAGCCGGCAGACTGTATATCAGTATTTCAAATCGTCAGCATTGGAAAGGGAGACTGTCAATAATATACTTGCGCGCTTTGGTGTAAATGAAGAAGATGTTTTTGGAGATTCTGATTTAAAAGATAAAAGACTTTCTAATGCCCGGGATATTGGGGATCCATCAATTTATGATGAGGTAGGGGATACCAAATTCACTGAGATTTCACCAGGCCGTTATCGAATGGGGACTGAATTGGTTCCTGTCTATGCCCAAGCGGGATATCTAACCGGATTTGCAGACAAAGAATATTTAGAGGAATTACCAAAACATTATATTACTGTGGACAGATACGTGAGGGGAAAGTATCGATCATTTGAAATTTCAGGAGACAGTATGGACAATGGCGACATTCGGGAAGCAATGCCAAATGGAACCATTGCGACAGCTAGAGAGGTCAAAAAGGATCATTGGATAAGTAAGTTACATAATCATCAATGGCCTAATTGGATATTTGTGCACAAAACAGAGGGTATTATTGCAAAACAAATCGCTAATCAGGATGTGAAAAATGGAGTTTTGGTCCTTAGGTCACTTAATCCAGATAAGGATAAATATCCTGATTTTGAAGTCCACCTCGATGAAATCGAACAGATATATAACGTGGTAAAACGCGAACTTAAATAGAGAAATTATTTAAATGGCCAGGGAATGGACATATACCTCTCTTCAGACCAGGATAATGGATCTTGTGAGAAAAAGGCTCATTAAGGAATTCAGGGATAGGAGGATAAAAATTTCTGGAGGTATTTATATAAAACCAAAACCAAAGAAAGTACGATTGGATGTAATTGAGTTGAATTGTTTGGGGCCTTATGATGGTGAAATTCAAATTTCGAGATCAATCTACATGGTTGTAAACATCAATTACCAGGATGAAGATCATGATAAGGTTAAATCATATGTTGAATTTTTAAGTCTATCCTTATTCGATTCGCTGCTTTCTAAAAATTTAATTATAAAAAAGGCTTATGATGAATGGGATTATCATATATATAGGATATCACCTTATCTATGGCTAGGTAATTGTCCAGTTTTAATTAACCATATAAATAGAGAAAATGGCTGAAGAAAATGTACAGAAAATGATCGGTCAACGATTTAGACAGTTTAGAAAAGACAAAAACATCACACAGGATGACCTTAAGGATATAGCTATCAATATTGTTATATCAAGGATTGAAAATGGTCATCGGATGCCAAATCCTGAAATACTCATGCATATGGCCAATAAATATGGTATGGATATAAATTGGCTCTTAACCGGAGAATCCGTTAAGAAAAGTGCTTCATCAAATTCTGAGATCCTTGCCAGATTAGGAATGGTGGAAGTTAGGGTTAGAGAATTAGAAAAAGAACTCGGAAAAGAACTATTTAAGTAG